ATGCTATGCGTTACCTTTGAATACCACACAGATAAAATGATTCGCTACATCTCCGACCTCCTGATTGAAGGAAACGGATTCGGTGACATCCATAACTCAAAAGATATTTTCATTAAAGCCATTGGCCCAAATGAAACACTGAAAGCAGCAGTCAAGCCAGAATGGTTTGAGCGTCACAAGATTGAATTAGGTTATTGGGGTGAGGAGGTTTTATGAAACCTTGGCATGAAGATGTTAGGCGATATTTTACAGAACACCTTATCTATGATGAATCCAGTGATTCCCTGTGCTGGTCTGATGGAGAGTCAGTCACGATAAATACCGACGACTACGGCAACAAAACATTTAATATAGGCCGATACACTTTCTACGTGAAATATGTTGTCTGGTTTCTTTATCATGGCTATCAATCCAACAAGCAAATTATCCATCGAAATGGTAACAGAGCCGATACCAGACCAAAAAATCTTATGCAAGTCCGAGACTTTAAGAGAAATTAGAAAAACAGCTTCTCAGACGCTCTCAATCGCATTCTAACGCAAAAAACTATCTTATTTTAGGGTGGGTAATACCACTGTACAGGCTACCCCTGAAAAAGACTGTTTAGCTCGTTACAGAGCGATTGAGGAGGTCTGGTGAAAAAGGAGATTTTAAGAAATGAACAGTTACCCATTACAAATTTTTATTGATACCGACACTGCTATGATGGTGCAAAGCTTCACTGATGCAGGTATTAGCATTGACTTTGACAGGCTGTTAAAGCTGATGGCTGAAAACTCAGAAGCAATTGAAGATTTTATTCAGGAAATTGAAACTGGTGAACCACGTTTTATGTTTCCCGTTAGCGACTCAAACATGAAAAGATTGGTTATCGAGCAAACGAACAAATACAGCATTAGCCCTGAAAAATATCTCAAGGCGGCTATAGTAATTTTGTACGCTGACAATGTTTTGGTTACGGATTCGAAGGTGGTGCATTAATGGGCTTAATAATTGCTTGGACAGCTTTGGGTTTATTTGTTGGTTGCTGGGTGGGCAACACGGTAAATAAAAATTGATGTTACCAATCTGTTAAAAGCTGTTGACAAATAACCTTGAGCATGACATAATTGTATATATGAGGAGAGCAATTCTCCTTGAATTAAACTATTAATCGTTCTACATCGATGATAACTATATTCTGAGTTGGAAAGGTGCAATGCTTTTCGTCATGGCCTTTCAGTTTAGTCTGAGAGGCTATCTCAAAAAGTCTTTGTTCATTCGTTATTGAATCCTTACAGCTTTGCCCTAATCATGAGTTAGGGCTTTCTTTAAGAGCTTTTAAGCAGAACTCTTAAAGAAAGTTTTTCCTGAAACTTCGTTAACGTTATAAAGCAAACCTCCAAAGCCCTTCACAGATTATGTTTAGGGCTTTTTTCAGCTTTTAAAAAGCATACTTGGCAAACCGCCTTTTAAGTCTCTTCTAAGTTTAGATAGGCTGTCAGGTGTGCTTTTTAAAAACTGAAACATAAATTATCTTAGAAGAGGAAAATATTAATGTCCATTCGTAATGAACACGAAATGATTGTTGAGAACAGACCAAGTGCACTTGATATTCACGAATTAACTTTGCGTGAATCTTTTGATAGAGCTTGGCGGGAATCGCACGAAGTAAATAAAGGTCCATATATTCCACCAGAACCAATCGAGATTCCAAGAGTTGAAATTGATTTTTCGATGAATGAGGAATGTGAGCTTGATTTGAAACTGAAGCTGCAACGCAAATATTTCAAAGACCTTCGAGACTCTCAAGAAGCAATGAGAAGTGTTTACGAGAAAATTCAGTCCAAGCTTGAAGACGAAATTGACGAAATGGCTATTTTGATGGAGCTTCAAACCAATTCTTATGCTTATTTCTCTCGACTAGACCGTGACGGTTGGGGGTATGACCCTGTAGAGATTGGTAAAGTGATTGCAGATTTACCAGAAGGTCAAAGAGTTGTTCGTACAGAAAGAGCTGTCAGAGCACCACATCGACTGTCTCTAATTGTTGCTGATAAATCACAAGCTGAGCTTGAAGAAATTGCCAAAGAGAAACTGATGAAAGCAAGAGAAAATGAGATTAATTTGCTGAAATCAAGACTGGCTAAGCTGATTAGTGACCATCAAGCGCTGGCTAAGGAGTACCGTCAAGAGTTGGCACAGATTATCAGCTTCAATGATTTTCTGAGTGTTCCACGAGAATTTAGCAAGGCTGTTTAATTATGCATATGTGAGGTGATGAATGATTGATTTAACAGAACGCTATGAAACTATTAAGTCTGTTTGTGAAAACTTAAAGTTACAAACTAAGCCAGCCTTAAGAATTAAAACCAAACATCAAATTATCACCTCACGCAAACCAAAAACACGCAAGATTCCAAAATGGTGTATCGACCGTATTCCTTCTGATGCTCAAATCATAGGTGAAACGGAACTACATTATCTTGTCAGGCATTAATTTGAGATTAGCTTCTAATCGAATCTATAACACGGGGAGAGATTATCGATATTATTCGGTAGTTTCTCCCTTTTTTGTATGTGTGCTACGTGAAATCTTCTGAACAGATATACCCACCAAAAATTATTTTTTACGTAGCTCACGCTTAAAGAGGTGAAATATGAACAATGAGCAAATTCACAGTTGATTCGTTTATCGTTGAACTAGGCTTCAGCGAGAACGTTATTAAAGGTCTGCAAAGAGTTGAAAAGGCAGCTTTGCAGTCAGCACAAAGAATTGAACGTAATTTGAATAGGGCGTTTAAGGTCGATACCAAGCAACTTGACAGCAATCTGACAAGCTCTTTAGGGCAACTTGAAAGGAAGTTTAATAAGACCTTTGACAAGATTGAACAGAGAGCAAAAAGCACAAAAGCATTTCAGTTTGCCACCAGATTTAATGACACTGTTAATCCTCCAAAACAATCAAGACAGCCACGAATTAGCGGCAACAGAGCAATCACAGCAGCTTATTCAGCTAATATGACCAAGCTGAAAGGTCTTAACCCAATTGTCGAGAAATACATTAAGAGCCAGTTTTATGGGCTAGCTAGTAAATCCAAGACACTTGGGAACGAAGCTTTTAATCGTGAGTTAGCAAAGTTAAATCAAAATCTACGTGAAACACTTTCTAAGTTTAACAAGACCACCAGCAAAAACAATCACAGTGAAAATGCTTCAAATGGTTTAGATGTATTAGCTACAAGTGCAATCAAAGCAGGTACAGCCATTTATAGTTTTCAGACAGCCTTAGAAGCTTATAGGAAGGTTATGGAAGTTGGTCTGAAAAAAGAAGCATCACAACGAGCGGCACAATTCGTTTTAGGTGATGAAGGTGCTAAACGAGCTACAGAATTTGTTAAGAATCTTGCTGATAGTAGTGGTGTAGACCAGATTGAAACATTAAGCAGTTTTGCTAAGTTTTCCGCTGGTGCTGGTGATATGGATGCAGGCCAGAAAGAATCCCTATTTAGTAATGTGATTGGTACATCCAGATTAATGGGGCTAAGCACCGATGAAATTAACGGGATTTTAAAAGCTTTCGAGCAGATGGCATCTAAAGGAAAGATTCAGGCTGAAGAATTACGCGGTCAGTTAGGGGACAGAATGGCAGGTGCTTTCCAGTTATTTGCCAGAAGTCTTGGGATGACTACGGAAGAATTAGACAAGGCCATGAAAGACGGTAAGGTTCTTTCTAAAGATGTTCTTCCTAAAGTATCCGCTGAAATGGGAAGGATGATTGATAAAGCTGGTGGATGGGAAAAGATTATTAACTCTACTCAGACGCAGTTAGGCCGCTTAAGTAATTCATGGAATAATAATCTGGCCTTAATGTTCGATGGTTCACAGGAAGGTCTGGTAGATTTTACAAGGTCACTGACTAATTTACTTAATTCACTAGGTGGTCAATCTAAAAGTCTTGGTGAACATTTTGGCGACCTGATGAAAAGCATGTCAAACGGTATTGATGATTTAACCACGATTAGCTACCGAGTGCAGGGATTCTTTGACAGAGTGACCCTTGCTTACAGAGAATTAAATGACACTCAAAAAGCTGTAGCTGATGGTATCGCAAATGGCCTGTTAAGTGCATTAAAGGGACTTGCTGGTATTGTCGCTGTAAGGTCTGGTATTGGTGCTGTAGGTGGTATCTGGAACTTAATTAGGGCTATTTCCACGCTTGGAAATGTCGCAAATACAGCAGCGGGAAGAATCAATTCACGTTCTGGTACTGGTAGTGTTGAAGGTGGTAAAGGAAAATTATCTGTAGCTGATGCAATTACCAAAGTAATGATTGTCGGTATGGCAACTGATGTGATTAACTCCATTGTTAAACCGTTCTATGAACGTCAGATGAGTAAGTCAGATAATCCAATTGACAAAGTTGTAAGGTCAAAGGTGGAACCCACAGACCAAGCATTGACTGGTGACATGAACTCTTTAGCCGCTGTTTTATGGGCTATGGTTCATGGCAAATCAAAAGATGTTCCACAGATTTCACATGAAGCATTAAATAATCTGAAAGGTCGAGTGGAAACATTCACACAAGATTTAAAGGTTATCAAGCCGTCAGTAAATATTCAGCCTCAGACAATCAATATCACAACTCAGACGGTACTTGATGGAAAGGTTATTGATGAAAGAACCACATCGCATATTAATCGTATGCAGGAAGATACCTTGATTAGCTCAGCTTACCCAGAGGAATAAACAATGTTAGAACTACTAATATTTATTGCCACACATGGCAATCTATTAATCTTTATCTAGTATGACGATTCAACTATGAATAGTCGAATGCTACGTGAAATCTTCTGAACAGATACCAACATCAAAAATTAGATTTCACGTAGCTCACGCTTAACAGAATAGGAATAACAACAATGTTTGACACAAAGCAAATTAGATATTCAGGTAAAGATGGTATCTATTTTCACCTTAGAGATAATGTAGAATCTTTTCTTGCCTTAACAGCTACTGAACAGATGGACTATGACTCACCGATGATGGTGACAACTCAGGCTATGCAATCGGGGCAAACTATCACTGATAATGTTCAGAGAGCACCTAAGACCATCTCTATTAGCGGTGTTGTAGTGGTTGATTCGACGGGTTCAGTTCTATTAACCAGACAGGGGCAACTTGTAGAGACCTTTATTTCTACGGTTGAACAATGGCGAGACCAGAAGCAAATCATCACTATTGTTTGTAAAGATGGAATATCTATCACTGATAGTATCATTACTCAGTTTAAAGCGAGTAAAGAGCATACCATTGCTAATGGTCTTCGTATTCAGATGACCTTCCAAGGTGTAGAGTTTCGTTCAATCGTAGGTCAAACGGATATTTCGGCTGCTACTGGCAAAACGGCTACCACAAATGATGGTGGTGCTACCAGTAAAAAGAATACAGGGAACACTACAACAAGTTTAGGTAATGGTATGTTGCTGTGTCAGGAGCTATATAATCGCTCTACGAGTGAACTTTCTAATGAGCAACTTCAAGCCCGTATCAATTGTGGTAGAAGTGTCAAAGTTGAGAATGGAAAAAGCACCTTCTCAGATGCCGCTAATGAGCAAGCTGCAAAGGTGCTTAATAATGCTGGTACAGGTAATGTTTTGAAGAGGCTGTCTGTGAATCCTCACAAGCGCTACTGACGATAGAATCTCAACTATATGATAACCTCATCAACATCTATCAACCCCCTCTCAGTGACTTCAGAAAGCGACTGTATAGCCTCTGTAACGTCCTCTGAGGGGTTTTCTGTTATTGGTAGGGTGATTGACTTACTATTGTGAAAAGTTACTTTACAGCGACGTTTAGCAGTATTTAAAACGACCTCTTTAACAGCACTTTTGATTATCAGTTGTGCTTCAATCCTTCCCGCCTTTGTAGTCAAGTCACAATCAGACAAACACCCCACATCAATAGATTTAAGGCGTTGTGTCTCCTTCTCGATATCCGCATCAACCTGTGATAGCTCACCTTTTAACTGCTTTAGTTTGATGGTAATAGCTGACAAATCTTCAATTTCAAGTGATAGCTGTACCAGCTTTTCAATATTGTTTGAGATGTGTTCACGGTGTAGCTTCAATGCATCAATGACATTCGTCATATCGCTATCAAATCGGTCAAGACGAGATAGCAGGGCAAGTAATGTACCATCGGTTTGCTTACGTGACAGCCCTTTGGCATTGCAACGGTTTTCATTACGAAGAGGACAACGATAAATCCCGTTTCTTGTATCGCTAAAGCCTGTGATAATCAGAGCATGACCACATTCAGAACAACGGATAACACCTTTAAAGAGATTCACACTCAATGGTTTATCTGAAACAGACCTCTTTCCATAACGAGAATGTGATAGTTGTTGAACTTTGTAGAATGTTGTTTCATCTATAATTGCAGGATAATAACCAGATATCTCTTCACAGCCTTTCGGGGTAAAGTATCCAATTACAGAGCGATTCTTCAAAAGGTCTTGCACTGAGGTTTGACCAAACTTACCCGGCTTGTATTGGTTCATCGACCGGTGACCTTCAGCATTAAGAGTTCTGACAATCTCCCAGATAGACTTACCCTCTAACCGTAGCTGAAAGCACCTCTTCACAGTCTCCACTTTCTCAGGTATCACAGAGAAGCTTTTACGGTCATCATTAAGCTTAAGCCATGCAGGACAACGCCTAGAAATCTTGATACCAGCTTTAGCAGCTTCTTTCTTTGCATCCCATGCAGCTTGGATACGCTCAGCCTTACGTAATGATTCCTCATGCGCTCGTTGCATTATCAAAATGCTTTTAATCAGAGCTAACGGGTCTTTTAAACTCTCTTTTGTGTAATGTTCACCATCGGACAGGGTGACTACATCTACACCAGAGCGAAGAATGTTTCTGAGTAGCTCGCTTGCTTGGTCTACATCTTGACGTGACAGACGGTCTAAACTCTCGATTAGTAGTGTATCACCAGCTTTAACAAGCCCTTTCTCGATAGCGGTTAAGAAGTCACCTAAGCCACCTTTCAAGTGCTTACCAGTGAACCCACTCACCCCCAAATCACGGAAGGATAAATCTTGGTCAAGGTAGTACTCAGGATGAGCCTTAAGCCAGTCATTAACCATCTTAGACTGTCTGCGTAGTGAATCACCTCGGGATTGCTTCTCAGATGAAAACCTGATGTAAGAAATGGCACGTTTCATTGTTCACCTCAAAACTGATGCCCTAGATTGTATCGCTTTAGGTGGTGTATTTAAACGTGTCTAATAAAAATCACCCGATTAACGCCGCGCTGATGTAAACCGCGATTAAGCGTTTGTTCCTCTTCCCCTTTGGCGAAAAACTGTGGATGGCGGACTTCCACACCATAATTAAATTCGCCAGGGAGAGAATCGAGAAAATTCCAAAGCGCAGGCAGCTCCCGTGGGCCGAATGTGGCAGGCAGTTGCAGCCAGTATTGCCCAATGCGCGGAGCCAACGGTGACATGCGGGTCAAAAATTCAGTCACTAAATCATCGCAATGCCGTAATGCTGCCTGATGCGAAATGGTCGCCGGAAACTTAAAACAGAAGCGGAAGTCATCTGTGGTCTGCTCACGCCAGCGCAGGACAACCTCGGGTTTCGGCAGGGCGTAAAGCGTGGTGTTGCCCTCCACGCAGTTAACATGACGGGCGTTAGGGGTTAACTTACTGATTTTAATAATCCTCCAGTACTGCTCTCGTGGCTATGGGGCATCAATGGGGCAAAATCTGCCAGCTTCTGATTCAGCATTGCGATCTGCTCTGCGCTGCTGTCAGCCATCCATGCACCGTAAACATTGAACACCATCTGCGCGCTCGCATGCCCCATCTGACTGGCAATAAAACTCGGGTTTGCACCAGCAGATAATGACCAGCACGCATAGGTATGTCGTGACTGGTACGCCTTTCTGTGTCTGATCCCCGCGCGCTTTAGTGCCGCTTCCCATGAGTCGCCTACTGAATCGACCCGGTAGATAAATCCGACCTGCTTACTGCGTCTGACCACATGCGGGTTAAAGACGAATGTACACTCATGGGTCACCGAACGACCGTACTCACGTAACTGCACTTCAATGTGATATTGCCTGCCCAGCCTTGTCATTTCAGCCTGATTTTTCAGGATGCTGATTGCGGGCTGGATAAGATGCACCACTCGATCTGTGCTTGCCTCGGTTTTCGGTAGAGTGAACTCACCAAGTTTCGTATAATTACGCCTGACGGTAATTGTTCCCGCCTTCAGGTCGATATCTTCCCAGGCCAGGGAGACCAGTTCCCCGTGACGCATTCCTGTGTACACTGCTAATGACCACAGGTTTTTCGTCTGCTGATGCCGGCATGCATCTATCAGGCGAATAAATTCATCACGAGACAGAGGATCTGGTTCTGCCCTGGCTTTTTTCAGAGGTTTAATTCCCTCGAATGGGTTCACCTCTAAGTAACCGTGATCCGCAGCAAACTGAAACATTCCGGCCATTGTCGTCATGTAATAGTTCACAGTAACAACGCTTCGCCCTTTTGCCGGGGCTTTATTTTTCGTCGGACTCTGATAACCAGTTAGCAAATCTTTCCTGAGATACAGCAATTCCTCTTTGGTTACTGCTGACACCAGGCGATTACCTCCGATCCTCGGCACCATATTCCTTGCGACAGATTCATAGCGATTGAATGCGTTCGCGCAGATTTCCATCCGTTTCAGATCCAGCCATTTTTCTTCAAGTTCTTTCACTGTAATGTCTTTTTTACTTACACCAAAAGCCTTGAGGTTAGGGGAGTCAGGAAACTGGGTTGCATAATCAAAGGTTCCTGTGCGGATGGCAAAACATACTGATGTCCGCAGTTCCCCGGCTATCTTTCTGTTCTTAGCGGTGTCAGGGACACCGAGACTTTCCCTGACACGCTTACCTTTAAAATTAAACCAGATGCGTAATGTGCCACCGTGGTTTTCGACGCCTGTTGGATATGTGACTTTATCCATTGGTGTTACCTCCAGACGCCCAAGAGCGATACGAGCTTACCTTTTTCATGGCATCAAATCACCCTGGCTGCTTGCTTTTCATTGAAGCGACCCAGGCATCTACAGCCTTTCTGTTATACATGCACTCACTGGAAGGTTTAGGATTTCCGTCAGGCGATACGTGGATATACTCCCTCCCAATCATCCAGCATTCTTTTCTGGCCCGGAGGATGGTACCGGGCTTGAGCCCGGTCACCGCGATCAGAACACTTTCACAAACCCAATCGTTGGGAGCTAACTGGAAAATATTGCTCATAGTTATTTCTCCATTATCCCGGCTGCACCCGGGGAAAATTTTAGTTGTTGCTGGTGGTTGGGATTAGTTTCTGCCAAATCGCTGAAACATATTTCGCCTGGTGGCGGGCATCAGCCAGTGCGTTATGTGCAACCCCATCAAATGGCATATCACGCTTAGGATCGAAACCTACAACTCTGCCTAATGTGACGATGGTTCTGACGTCGTGATCATTCCAAAATTGCCACGGGCAAACCTGGCCGGCACGCTCATATGCGCCGCGCAATATAACGTTGTCGAAAGTAGCTCCATTGCCCCAAACTTTTAAATATTTAGGGTTATCAGAATGCCGATTAATGAAATGGCTCAGTTCAGATAGGGCAGATGATATCGGCATCGCATCATCAACACAGATTGCTGATCGTGCTTCTGAGCTTTGTCTTAACCACCACAGAATAGTGTCACCGTCCGGCACCGCTCCCTGCTCCATAGCGCTTTCAAGATTAACAGCGGTGTAAAACTCCTGACCCAGTTCACCACTTTGCGGATCGAATAACACGGCACCAATGGAGACGATAGGGGCATTCGGCTTTTTGCCCATAGTTTCAAGATCGATCATTAAATTGTTCACGTTATACATTCTCTTGATTAGGTGCTGTTGGCTGGTCACATCCCACATATGGGCAAGGACACATATTTTCTGATTGCTGCCAGCGGAAATAACCTGTGCCACCGCAGTATTTACAAGTTGAACCATCCGGAGTTACCGGAGAGTTGCCAGCCTGGAGAATAGATTTCAGCGCTGCCCTTGGCATTGCCGACCAGGCAAGAAATACGTCTGGCCTGTCGACATCTTCTGTCGGGAGAGTGTTTTCGATTTCGTCCAGCGCATCACTTAGCTTCTGAAATGCGTCGTCTGGAACAACGTGGCACTCTTCGCCATCAACATCTTGCTGACAGCTATCATCTGCGAGTTCGAATGCGGCCCCGCAAACATTGAGCAGCATTTCAATAACGCGACGGTGTTCTGCTGTTACGCAATTCTCCGGCGCTACCGGCGCTCTCGGCTTGCCCTGGCTATCTGACGGCGCTAACGGAGCGTTTCTCAGTGCAGTGGCCAGCATTTCAATATCTACTGGTGCAGGCTCAGCACCAAACGCCGCAATTGCCCCTTCAATCACCTTCACAGCATCAGCCATTGCGTAGCCGAGATTACCGCCGTCGCTTTGTGCTGCTGCTTTGCTGAGTATTTCGCGTATCTGGTGCAGGCGCTCGAGTGATACAGGACCGTGCGCCGGGTGGTTGTTAGTGGTCATGCTGCCCATCCTCTGCGTAGATGGCCCAGCGCGTAACGCGCTTCTATCGGGTCTTCTTCTTCATATTCACAATTGACGCTTTTAACCATTGCCACACAGCACTCGTTGCAACACCGATAGGACATGAGTTCGCCGTCGAATTTCCACGTCGTACTACGATGGATTTCACCCTTTAAAATTTCGCCAGCGCAAATGTGACATTTATATTCACCGCGAGAGGTAACAATTTTGTTCGATAGTTCGGTATCGCATGGCGTACCGAAATCACCTTCAAAAAGGTCAAAGTACAGTGCGTCGTCTAAATCCTGTTTGTTGAGTGAGTTAGTCATTCCAGGCCTCCAGCTCGTTCTGTATTTCCTCGTCAACCTCATCATTGGTGGCGTTCTTATTGAGTGTGCGCCGGGCTTCTTTCAGATATGACTCACGGCGTTCATCGTACCAGGCTGAGAATTCAGGCGACAAACCGTACAGGTACCCGAAAAAAGCAACCCTGGCATTGTCCTCAGCCATACGCTCAACCATGCAATAAGCTGTAGTTAGTGCCGCTTCACGGATGTAACCGCGCAGGTCGCGCTTGCGCCAATACGGGCTATGTTTCGAGTCGCAGCGGCCTTTAAATTCGACGGTCCAGCGACGGATGCAACGTGCGTTCAGAGATTTACTCATTGTGCAGTTCCCTTTCTGGCTGTGTTTAATAGCTGGTTAAACATCATGGTTAAGCTGTTACTACACCCAAACGGCATATCGTTAACACGGTATGTTGGAATGCCCTTGCGAACACCAGACTTCACGATCCGGCCGGTGCCATAGAGTTGCGATAATGCACCAGCGATCGAAGCTGTCTTTTTGTTTAAACCCTTAGCTATTTCAGCGCTGGTGGCGTTGGGGTGAGCCTGGAGATATTCAAATACGGTCATGGCGTTTTACCTTTACGTTCCTGTTCCAGTTGCACCAGAGACTCTTTTAATGCTGCGAACGTAGCGTCCAGTCTGGTGGCGACTTCGCGCATAAGCGGTGCATGCTTTGGTGGCAATTCAGCAACGGAGGCAAACGCCTCCGCTACGAGTTCTTTTACCTTCATGCGGCGCATTGGCGCTGCTCCATCAATTCGTTAAAGCGATTGATGAACATGCCGTATGACTGGCCAGGACGAACTGGATTGATAATGAATAAATCCGTTGGGACAACTCCCTCGAGGCATGGCCACACGGAACCTTCGTCAACCTCAAAATCGCGGCGTTCGCTGGCGAGCATCACCAGATCGGCATATTTCACAGTTGGGTGTTGTTCCGTCGGTAGGCCGAACTTCTGCCGAATGGCTGCATCCACGCGAGCTTCGATCACCTGGTAATCCGGAAGCAGGTGCTTAAGCGGGGATGGGATGTCCTGCAGGTAGGCTTCAGCAGCATCATGAAGCAGTGCTTCTAATGCAAACTCCTGCGGAACGAGGTGGCTGGTTAAAACGCTATGCTGGCCGACGCTATAAAACTCAGGAAGATGCCCTGCAAAACGGCAGATATGAGACAACGCGGTAGCAATATCCTCGATCACGATATCGTCCTGTTGGATATCGAGGTAATTAAAATGTTTGCCGGATAATGTCTGAATGTAGCTCATGGTTTTCTCCATATTGGCGCGCTGCACCGCGCTATTAAATTAATGAATTGCTAAATTTAGCGTGCAGCAACCCAACCCATGACATGGGTTAATTACGGTCTGGGGTATTAGGCTGCGGGTTTTTGTGGCTGTTCTTCTTTGTACGAAAGAAGATCACACATCAGGTTTACTACTTTGCTGAATTGGAGTAGATCCGTCCCGGCCTGATGGCGCCATTGAAATGCTTTATCATCTTCATCGTTGAATGTTTGGGCTTGGGTATTGATGCGCGAAAAATGGAAATTTTCGGTGAGGATGAACGATACACCGCATCCTGCTAGCTCCATTTTATCAGCGGTAAAGCCGCTATTAAGGCTATCAACTAGCTCGCTTTGAATTGAGTCGTGTTCAGCTGAGTAGCGAATAACTTCATTTTGATCGGCAAGGCGGGACAGCTGGATATAATTGCCGACGGTAAACCCTTCAAAAGCATTGGCCACGCCATTGATATAGTTTTTCAACCGCGTAGTTAAACCGTTCTTAATATCGCTAATGTTGATTGTTTCTGTTTTAACGGAACCGACAACTTTCACCAGCATAGCCACAGCCATACCGGCAATATTTTTATTGGTCGTATTGACCACTAATAGCTTTTCGTTGGTGCTGTACAACGCAAGGATCAGCGTTGATTTAACAAATGCCCGTTTACACAGGTCAACGCGGACGCTGTCGATAATTGCTAATCGTTCGATACGTTTGATTTTACTCCCGGACATATCTTCGATTCTTTGGATCCGTGCTGCGGCTTCCTTCAAAACAACATGCTGGGGAATGATTTTCTGATCATGGCGGATCACGATGGCATACCCACCTGATATTGGGGTGACCAATTCGCCAGTGATCGGGTTTGGCACAAAAGAGGCGCGTGAAAACTCAGTTTCACCAATCTCGGAGTAGGGGAGTTCAAGCAGATGCCCCTCGATAGCTTCAATGCTAGGTAGTGTGGCGCGGTACACGATTGCGTTACGGAACTTAGGTAATTTCATTTAACTTTCCTCTGCACAAGGTTTTAGTCCATACACGAAGTTAAGGCGGCTGCCACCGCCGAACTTTCTCCATACACAACAGAGAAGGGCACCTGCATTGGTCGGCGGCTTGAGAGACCGCTTTCTTTTTGCCCGGGTGGATTGGGTTATGAGCCCGTCGCCCGGTGATGCCCTTTTCTGTTGTGTAAAAAGGGCGGTACCAGCTAATTGATGGGATGTAACTGGTACCGCCAACACTTCACGCAGCATTCAAGTTGTGGCGCCAGGCGCTTGTCTTCTGGTTGTCTCGATGGACTGCAATTCACCACAACGAAGAGAACATTGCCGGTGTTCGAATCGAACGAACCTTTTCCCTGCCCAACCCTCCCAACTAAATGGGACTGTCTGGAATCGAACCAGCACTTATGCCTTGCTCGTCAATGTTCTCATCGTTGTGCCCTGAAAAAGGCTGGCGGTTACCGGAAATACACGGGAAAACACCGGGCCGCCAGAACAGGGAAGTACTTGTTATTGCTTTGGCCTGCTTTTAACCACATCAGGCGTGGTGGTATCTTGGTGTTCTCACACAACCAAGAGGGATGTTTATGGGCGCTTTTGATAACCAGGAAATTACGTTACCCGCATGCCCTAAGTGCGGCACTAAGACGAAGAAGAAAATCGCTTGGCTCAAGTCGAACAAAAGTTTCACTTGTCGATGTGGAGCTACTATCAATGTCAACAGCAGCCAGCTTACTTCCGAAATCAGGATGGTTGAGGACAAGCTGAAGAAGCTCTTTAAATAGTTTTTTATCGACTGATATTATTTCGTTATCAGAGGTTGGTTTTTCAGCCTCTGATTTTTTAGTCAGGATCATTTTTTCTACACATGTGACTACGCATTCCGAACAGATGGCAGGTTCGTCCTTACCACCTTTTGCGACGATCTTTATCGCTCCCAGTTCGGTTGCTCCGCAAAATGAGCATGTGAATAAATGATTCATGTAAACCTCTACCCCCAACCTAAGTTTTCTGTCAGCGAATCATCCGGTTATTCATATGCCACCGGCGGCTACTTCGTGGGCGTCCTGCCTGTTCGCTTTCGATGCAATGACTATAGCTACTTTAAGTAGATAATTGCAACAACAAAAAGTAGAAAAATGAAATTTTTAGTAGTGTAGTGTTATGAGGTGAGGAATTTGAGGCGTAAAAAAACCGGCTTTCGCCGGTTTCTTGATGAATTAATTATTAGCCAAACTCTATCATTTTTAGAGGTAAGCATCTGATTAGCTTGCCGAATATGTATAGTTCATTCATTTCATGCTCCTCTATGAAGAAGGGCGGGTAATGTTCATTGTCTGAAAGAACTGCCAGTCGGCGCCCTTTTACCTTCTGCAAACGTTTAACGAACGTACTGTCTTCAAAATTGAACACATAAACGCCGTCGCCGCTGAATTGTTCAACCTTGCTGTCTATGAAAAGCAGGTCCTTTGGGCAAAGCGTGGGCATCATGCTATCGCCATCAACATTTATCATGACGATGCCATCAAGGCTTCTACGACCAAACAACTCGAAGATCCTCTCTTCTGGAATCTCTATTGAGCTCACTATTGTAGGGAATGGTTGGTTTATATATCCGGAACCGGCTGAAGCATGAACATCCAATTGCTCTATTCTGACCGTGCCTTTGGCTGGCGCGTCGCCACCATTAACAGGCACACCATAATCAAGATAAGCCGGTGAGACGGCAAGTCTTTCTGCAATTCGAATCATCTTCTCATCTCTCGGCTTTGCAGTACCAAGAGTGTAGCGCCGCGCCATCTCATACGAGACACCACTGAACTCTGACAATTCTTTAACTCCAATAGATTGCTCTTGGAGAGACCTGTTTAGCCTTTCGGCAAAGTCTTTGTATTTAGCATTTTCCACCATAAGTAGAAGATTAAGCGCACAAGGCATAGTTGTCATTTCTATTTTAAGTTGCTAATAATTGCTACTATGAGTAGTATTGATGCAGGCTTAGTCATAGGAGAACACATGTCATCTCAACACAAGAATGTAACAGCTAAAGCTGTGAAGGCGATCGGGTCGATTTCAGAGGTATCAAGGCGGTTTGAATTCCAATCAGTTCAATCTGTTGCGAACTGGATTGCAAAGAACCGAGTACCTTCTGAAAGAGTTATTCAACTCTGCCAATGGGGCGGATGGGTAGTAACTCCCCATCAATTACGACCTGATATTTATCCGAACAAAAATGACGGCATACCTTCCGCTAACAACAATAGTCAACTTTAAGTTGATTATTAACTACCAGAGGGAAATCAACATGGTAGACAGCATAAATACAGCAATCCGTCTGATGTGTAAGGCACACAAGCATGGTCGCTTAGGTATGGCTTCCGATTTAGGGATGACTATCGACCAGTTCCACAACCACCTGTACCAGAAGTGTGGCAGTCGGTTCTTTACCTTGGCAGAACTGGAACGGATGGAGGACCTGTCTGGTTCTTGTTACTTGGCCGAGTACCAGGCGAACCGCAAAGGGAAATGGCTGGTGGATGTTCCAACTGCTGAGAGCCTGGATAACGTTGAGCTGTACAGCATTGAGATGAAAGCGGCAGCAGCATCTGGTGAGCTGGCTAATGCCAAGATGGCAGCAGCGGCTGATGGGGTAATTGATTCATCAGAGCGCAAAACGCTTTCAGAATTATTCAGTAAGAAGCTCCGCCACCAGATTCACGGGTTCCTGGGATTTATGGCGCTTTATGGGGTTGGTGTTTCAGATCAGGCGATTGACGTATTCGTTTCAACAGGCAGAAAAGGTGACGCCCGCGAGTGTGCAGCTCCGGGCGCCTTGGCGTGTCGTATCAGTGGAGAAACTAACGCATGAACAGTGTAACAACACAGTACCGCAGGTCGCAACTTATTGCTCGACCTATGCCGGGTGGAAAAGGTCCGGTGCAGTTCGTGTATGGGGTAATGGTATCCGGATGCTTTGAGCCTGTCTGCTACCAGTTTGCTGATTGGGTTGTAGGTGATTTCAACGGCCAGGCGGAGAAGGTCGAATGCGAGCACTCAACAGATGGTTTAAAGACAGTTACGGCGTCCCTGTCAGGGTTATCCGGTGGGAACCAGAAACTCAACGGGTTATATACCTGCGCGACGGATATGAGCATGAGTGCTTCAGTCCACTCGAACAGTTCCAGCGTAAATTCAGGGAAATAGAGGGTCAGAATGAGCCTGTTAATGACATCGCGGCCAATAGTAATAAATCCTGAACTTGCATACAGCATTGGCCTGAATGAGGCGATTGCTTTGCAGCAGATTAATTACTGGCTGCAAGAGACCAAATCAGGCATGGAAAGTGATGGTGTACGCTGGATTTACAACACGACAGAACAGTGGCTGGAGCAGTTCCCGTTCTGGTCTGAGTCGACCCTGAAGCGTACCTTCACCCGCCTGAAGACACTCGGCGTGCTCAAAATTGAGCAGTTGAACAAGTCTCAACGCGACATGACCAACTTCTACACGATCAACTATGAAAGCGAGCTTTTAGATGAAGTCAAAGTGACCGAATCGAAGAGGTCAAAATGCGCTGTTCCATCAGGTCAAAATGACACGATGGAAGAGGTCAAAGTGACACACTCCATCAGGTCAAAACGAACCGCTGTCATTAGGTCAAAATGCACTGATGATCCTACAGAGAATACAACAGAGAGTACTACAGAGATTACAGGTAAAGACTCTTGTCCGGTTGCAGGGCAACCAGACCCTGAAGTTGTGATTACTGATCAGGCGATTTTGGTGTTGTCCCATTTGAACCAAATCAGCGGATCCCGGTATCAGAAGTCAAAAACATCCCTGGAGAACATCCGTGCCCGACTGCGTGATGGTTACAGCGTTGCTGACCTGCAACTTGTTATCGACCTCAAACATGAGCACTGGCACGAGAACGACGAGCAGTACCAGTACATGCGACCTGAAACGCTGTTCGGACCGAGGAAATTCGAGAGCTATCTGCAAAGCGCCACCCGCTGGGACCAGAAGGGACGACCCAAGCGCGCTGACTGGGGCGCTAAAAGGCGCGATGTGATGGATTTTGGTCCTGTTGATACAACGATTCCTGCGGGCTTCAGGGGGTAACGATGAGCTTACTGAAAACTATCCAGATGTTTGTAGCTCAGAACCCTGGGCTAACCAACAAGCAGATAGCTGCAGCACTGACAGAATACGATATTCAGTCGGTTCAGCGTGCCGTATGCCGACTAGTTGATACAAAGCGTGCAACACGTAAACACGCGGGAAAGTGTTATCGCTATTACGCAGAACCGCCAGCAGATTGCCACTTCGAGGTTTTTGAACCAACCCCTGAAGTCAGCGCCCTGATGGAAACGGCGAAATGTGTGGAGTCGAAAGGCCTCTTTCACCGTGCCGCGACGATATACATGCAAGCGTTCAGCGTGTCAGCTATTGAATCAGAGCGAGCAGCAATTCTGGCAGAACGTCAGCGCTGTCTTGGCCTGGCTAAACCAGCGGTTATTTCTGAAGACGGGTGCTATCTGGCTGGTCGATTTTCGGGAGGTCGTTAATGGGCTATTCACTGATTTACGCTGATCCGCCGTGGGAATACGGAAACACCATCAGCAATGGTGCAGCGGAAAACCATTACGGCACGATGAAACTCATCGACATAAAACGCCTGCCTGTCTGGGAGCTGGCTGCGGAAAATTCCGTTCTGGCCATGTGGTTCACCGGTACACACACCCGCGAAGCTATCGAACTGGCTGAGGCATGGGGTTTTAAGGTTCGGACCATGAAGGGATTCACCTGGGTGAAGCTTAACTCACTGGCAGAACAGCATATCAATAAAGCGCTTCAGGCTGGTGGTGTAGAGGACTTTTACGACTTCCTCGACCTGTTGAACGCTCAGACCCGAATGAACGGTGGTAACTATACCCGCGCCAATACCGAGGATCTGTTAATCGCTACCAGAGGGAAAGGTCTTGAGCGTCAGAATGCGAGCGTAAAACAGGTTATCTACAGCCCACTCAGCGAACACAGCTAGAAGCCAGCAGAAGCGCGTTACCGTCTGGAGCAATTATACGGCGATGTATCACGCATTGAGTTGTTCAGCCGCTGTTCGGCTCCCGGCTGGCATCACTGGGGAAATCAGGCAGAAAATCCTGATGTAATCATGTCACCTGGTTACGTTGGTAAACCTGCTCCGCTGCTGGAGGTGGCTTATGCAGGACGTTGAAGCACGTAACGCGCTTCGTAACATCGCCAGAAGATGCAACGAGGAAATAACCGCTAAACGCAAGGCTAATCCTGGTATGAATTGTGACGAAATAGCCAGGCCAATTTTTAACGGTGCCATGGGGATGGTTAAGCAACTTGGCTTTACGCCATCTCATTTGTATCTCGAAGTCGGGATTCTGAACAAGCGGATTAAGGAGCGCTGAAGTGAACAAACTTACCGTGAGACAAAGTGAAGTACTTGGTTCGATCGTGAACTATCAGCGCCGGTTCGGATTCCCTCCAACGATATGTGAACTGGCTGGGCTGATTGGTTGCTCATCACCGAACGCTGCAGCGGAGCATGTGAAGGCCATAGCGAAGAAGGGATATATCTCAGTTGCGCCTGGAGTTTCCAGAGGGATTACCGTTATTTCAGCAAACGATGAGGTAGACGCGATATCGATCATCAAGTCACTCATTAACGGTGATAGCGATTCAAGAGAACGCGCCTTGTCATGGCTGGAAGCGAGAGGTGTTCAGCAATGAAACTAACGTTGCCATTCCCGCCAACTGTTAACACCTATTACCGGTCCCCTGACCGCGGCGCGTTAAAGGGTAAGCATCTGATAAGTGAGATGGGGAGGAAGTTCAAGAAGAATGTTTACGCCTCTGTTGTGCAGCAGTACGGCGGTATACCTAAACCAGTTAACGTCAACGTTGAGGTAAACATAGTTCTTTTCCCGCCAGATAACAGACGGCGGGATCTGGACAACTACAACAAAGCGCTGTTCGACGCACTGACGAATGCCAGAGTCTGGGAAGACGATAGTCAGGTTAAGCGGATGGCTATCGAGTGGGGGCCGGCAGTAAAGCCTGGAAGGGTAGAAATAACGATCAGCCGTTTTGAAACTGTGGCGGGTGCAGCCGCCTGATAAGTGGAGACAGAGCATGAATCAGATGAACATCACCGTAATGTGCCAGGCACACCATACAGCAGCTGTTGGGCAGCAGATAACCATGTCCAGCCGTGAGATTGCAAAACTGGTCGATTCCCGGCACAGCAATGTCTGCGTAACGATAGAGCGCCTCATGAATTCCGGTGTGATTGAAGGGTATGCTGCATTGCAGTACACCCATCCCCAGAACGGACAGACCTATCATCACTACGAAGTGAATAAGCGTGATAGCTATGTGATCGTTGCCCAGTTGTCACCAGAGTTCACGGCCCGACTTGTTGACCGTTGGCAGGAACTGGAGAGCAGCGGTGGAATGATTGTTCCACGGTCACTTCCTGAAGCTTTGCGCCTTGCTGCTGATCTGGCAGAACAGAAACAGCGCCTGAGTGAAGAACTGGCAGTAGCGGCACCGAAGGCCGAGTTCGTTGATCGGTATGTGACGGCTACTGGTTCAATGACTTTCCGACAGGTGGCCAAGCTGCTTAACGCCAAAGAGCCAGAGTTTGCGATGTTCCTGATTGAGAACGGCATCATGTACCGGCTTAACCGTGTTCTTACGCCAAAGAGCAAGCATATCGAAGCAGGGCGCTTCGAGGTGAAGACGGGCACGACAAACCAGACAAATTACGCGTTCAATCAGTCCCGCTTCACCGCCAAGGGTGTTCGTTGGATTGGTGGTCTGTGGGCAGAGCATATTGCTAAGGGGCAGGTAGCGTGAGGGCATTACTGACACCTGAAGTGGCACCGATGACCGGGGTAGTGTTATTTCGCCCAGGCAGTGAACTGATGCATCTGTTCAGACGTGGGCGTGTTCTTATCGAGCCACAGGCAGAGTCAATGGCTGAGTTACCGTCTGGTCTGCTGCCTGAGACAACTCAGGAGCTTCAGAATGATCCGTTAATGCGTGATGTCTTCGAAAATCAGAAGGTCATACATCGTGCAGGTGGACTCAATTCACTGGATGCTTGGCTCGAAAGAAAACTGGAATGTCAGTACCCACACAGCGAGTGGCACGATCGCAACTACACCATAACCCGGCATGCACCTGGCTCAATCCGCACGTGCTGGGGCTGTGACTTAAAAATTCGTGATCAGTTCACTGAAGGTCTGGCGGGTATAGCCCGTGAAAACCTGGTATCCTGGCTACTGAAGGTTGTAAACGGCCAATTAGGTTTCAGTGAGGACCACATTCTTACACTGCCGGAGTTTTGCTGGTGGATGGTCAGGAGCGACCTGGCTGATGAGATACCTGAAGCCGTAGCACATAAAGCTCTTCGTCTGAAGAAAGAGTCCCACCAGTCGGTAACACGTGAAAGCGATATTGTTCCGGCATTACCCGCCAAACAACTGGTACAGGAGAAAGCGAAAAAGATAGTGGCAATGAAGGTTGACCCAGAGACGCCGGAATCCTTCATGCTTAAACCCAAGCGTCGCCGCTGGGTGAATGAGAAATACACGAGATGGGTTAAGGCCCAGCCGTGCGTCTGCTGTAACAAGCAAGCTGACGACCCCCATCACCTGATTGGCCACGGGCAGGGTGGAATGGGTACAAAGGCACACGACCTGTTTGTGATTCCTCTGTGCAGAGAGCATCACGACGAGTTGCATGCTGATCCTGTGGCATTTGAAGCGAAATACGGTGACCAACTGGTCCTGGTGTTTCGGGTTATAGATCGTGCGCTGGCAATCGGCGTACTGGCGTAAGTGGAGAACGCTAAATGATTAATCCTTCTGAAGTTGGTAAATCTGGTGAAATGGTTCGTCTTCGTACTCTGGAAAGCATCTGGATACAGGGTAAGTTGCGCATGTGGGGCCGCTGGTCTTATATCGGCGGTGGTAGTGGTGGGAACATGTTTAACCAGCTTCTGGCATCCGGGAAAATCACCAAGACAGCTATCAATGATGCGCTTCGCCGTATGAAGAAATCAGGCATCACCAAACCTGAACTTGAAGCGTACCTTCGTGAAATCCTCAACAGCAAAAATAAAAGCGGCCTGGCGTTCTGTTCAGACGAAGAAGGGTTGTTAGTGGATGGTGTCATTGCTTCTGTACTGATGAATGATGACTACCGATCGCTCTATAGCGTGATTGTCGACCGCCATCGCCTACGCAAGAGCAAGCTGCAGATGGCCAATGAACTGCAGGCTAAACATCCTGACTGGCCGCTGATCACCTGTCGTCGACGCATTGACACTTGGCTAAGTCTTGCAGAATCGATCCTGTACGCTCCAGTTTGTGACGCATTCGGCACAAATAGCGACAGATTTAAGTTGCAGAGTGAGCAAGAAAGTGCTTAAATTGTGGTAGGCTCGGGACGTTAAAGCGAACTGAGCAACAAACATCAAGAACCCGCCATTGAGCGGGTTTTTTGTGTCCTTTTTGGTTATCATATTAGATGAGAAATTGAGTTAAATGATGATAATCAGGAGGCGAAATGGAAATTATGGAGTTAGTTAAACCTGGGAGTTGGATCGACAGTGATGATAGCCAATGGTCTCGAAATGTTGAGCGTATTATCAGTCAGTTAGAGTCTTGTTTTAATGAAGCATTTGTGTCACTTTTATTTTTTGATAGAGAAATAGCGAATGTACAAGGCGCTTTTGAATCTAGAAGAGAATGGTTGGAAGACAGAGAGGAAAGGATTCAAATTCAAAAATCTATAGAACATGAGTTTGACTTAAGTGTTTTTGAAAATCATGATAAGTTAAGTAAAAAAGTAGAATCAATCCTTAATCAAAAAAAATTAAATGAAGGGAAACTACCAAGTTATTTGCAACATAGCTTGCCTTTTATATATGCGAAATCATTTTTATATTCATTGGATACAATCGAAAAAATAATTAATATTCTTCCTGAGGAACCAGAAGTCCAAAGTAGAATATCTAAAATTAAAATGATGATGGGTGAGGCTTTTCCAGATTTAATTCATGTCAGAGACTCATCACACCATATTGAAGATAGAGTATTAGGAAAGAAACGAGGTAAATTGATTGAGTTACAACCCATTGATGATGGTGGAATAAAATCTGAGGGTGGTGTACTTGTTATTAGTCATTTGTCTGGTTCTAGTTTCGGTTGCACAATGGGTAATGGTAGTTACGGCAAGGTTGATGTTACACGTGAAACATTAGAGGTTGTGCGTGATATAATTCAGAAAGTTATTGATTCATTTAAATGGAAATAACTTGTTCTTTACACCTAGCCTCTATGAGGCTTAAATTAAATATGACCTCTTATCACCCTAATGTAAAAAATAGTACTCACCTCTAGGTCGCCGCTGGTGACCTTTTTTATTCCCCTCATTCTGAGAGGACTCACAGCAATAAAGAGGGGGCTAAATGTCCGATCCGATTTCCGGTACTGGGCTGGCTGGTGGTGTCCTGACGGGAGCCAGTGTCTATGGATTTGTTTCCGGAACCGATTACGGCGTGGTGTTTGGCGCATTTGCCGTGGCTGTATTTTACATTGCAACCGCCGCGGACCTGAGTGCAGCGCGCCGGCTGGCGTATTTTGTCGTGTCCTACATCGCCGGGATCATCTGCTCAGGGCTGGTTGGTTCAAAGCTGGCTGACTGGACTGGTTACAGTGATAAGCCTCTGGATGCCATCGGTGCCGTAATCGTTTCGGCTTTAGCTGTCAAAATCCTGACGTTCCTGAACAACCAGGATGTCGGCTCTTTGGTGGCGCTGATAACGCGCCGGGGAGGTTCTGGTGGTACTAAATGACCCATCGGCAACAATCAACGCTCTTCTATGCGTCGGGGTGGTGATTACCCTGATGTTTTATCGTCGTGGTGATTCACGCCATCGTCCGTGGGTTTCGCGTTTAGCCTGGCTAATTACTGTCACGTACAGCGCTGTGCCTCTGGCCTACCTGTGCGGGATTTATCCTCATTCGTCATGGGCCACTATTGGGGCCAACATTATTTTCCTTTCCGTGCTAGTGGCCGTCAGAGGCAACGTTGCGCGCCTGGTTGATCATCTGAGGCACTAATGAACCAATCACAATTTCAAAAGGCGGCTGGCATTAGCGCCGGGTTAGCTGCGCGCTGGTTTCCGCACATTGATGCTGCAATGAAAGAGTTTGGAATCACAGCAGCTAACGATCAGGCCATGTTCATTGCACAAGTTGGGCATGAATCCAATGGCTTTACCTCGCTGGTAGAGAACTTTAACTACTCGGTTGAAGGGCTGAAGAAAACCTTCGGTAAGCGCCTGACGACGTATCAGTGCGAAATGTTGGGGCGTGTCGATGGTAAACAGGTCGCTCACCAGCCACAAATAGCCAATCTGGTTTATGGTGACCGCATGGGGAATAACAGTCAGGGTGATGGCTGGAAATATCGCGGTCGTGGCCTGCTGCAAATCACTGGTCGTGAGAACTACACCAAATGCGGTACGGCGCTGAAGCTTGACCTTGTGAGCACTCCGGAACTATTGACGCAAGAGCGACACGCGGCCCGTTCGGCGGCATGGTACTTCACGTTACGCGGTTGTCTCCTCTATTCGGGGGATGTGGAACGCGTCACGCAGATTATTAACGGCGGGCAGAACGGCATTAAAGACCGCCGTGAACGTTACGCCAAAGCTAAAGCCGCACTGGTGTGAGGTCACTATGGGACTTGAAATGATTATCGGCCTGATTGTTGCCGCGCTGGCAGCAATTGCAGGTGCCTTTGGTCTGGGTAAATCTCGCGGTACCAGTATCGCAGAAACAAAAGCGGACCGTATGGGTTATGAGAGCCTCGACAAAGACGAACAGGCCGCAATCAATCTTCCTGCCTCAATGATTCGCTTGTTGAAGCAACGAGAGGGCGAAGGGTGGATCGGTGACATCGGAGCTAATTTCGACTCTCGCTCTCACCAGTTCCTGGAAGGCGAGAAAAAACCATTTAACTACCTGGTCGGTAAGCCGCAAAGCGAGTTTGATCTCGAGTGGGAAGCCAGCAACGTAACGAGGGTTTGAGATATGAAACTTGAAGCTTCACTAAAACACTTTAGCCCTCAGGGTATGCACATCAGCGACGACGTGAAAGGAACCTCTCCGGACCGCCTTACAGGAACAGATGTAATGGCGGCAATTGGCACCACCAGCAGCCGTGCGCGCTTCGGACTGGCGGCGTTCTTCGGTAAAGCGGGAATCAGCAAAACGGATGAACAGCTCGCAGTTCAGGCGCTGGCGCGATATGCGATGGATGTCGCACCGAAGAATGTTCGCAAAGCAGCTGGTGGGCAGTTCGGATGGTGCATGCAGATGTTGGCACAATTTGCCTTTGCTGATTATTCACGTTCGGCGGCTACAAGCGTGACGTGTCACAGCTGCAGTGGTACCGGACGAACAACCCGCGAACAGATTACCCGCAAGGTTTCGTACCCATGGGGTAAAGCTCCATACTGGGCCTGCCGCTCTCGTGCTGTTCGACCGTCTGACTGGGAGCAGTGGATGGAGGTAACAGAGGTTGTACCGGCGGTCTGTGATGCTTGCGAAGGCAAGGGAACGATCAGCGCCCGTTGTCGTTGCGGCGGTAAAGGCGAGGTTCTAGACCGCAAGGCCACAAGCGAGCGCGGCGCGCCGGTGTTTAAAACCTGCGAGCGCTGCAGCGGAAATGGATTTTCTGCGGTGCCGTCTACCGCAGCCTATAAAGTGATACTGAAGCGCGTTCCGGATCTGCACGTCAGAACATGGACTCGCAACTGGAAACCGTTTCTTGAGGCGCTGGTAAGCATTTGTCAGCAGGAGGAGGGAAACGCCGCAAGAGAATTTCAATCTGCAACCAGTTTAGGCGAAGAAGGTGACGAAATTTAGCATTATTACGACATAAGGCTTGATTTTGTCCGAAGTTGTCGTGTATGCTTCTAATCATGCGGAGTAACGCCTGAAAGATTTCAACAATAAGCCCCTTGCGGGGCTTTTTTATGGCAGCGAGTTAACGAAAGAACTGAAAAGGGCCTTATCTTTATTGCTAATTGATTTTTTCAAATGTAGTTGATGATTTAAAGGTTTAAAGTTTTCCTTTGTGAGATATATACATGCTTTCTCAAAACGATCCTGAAGGAATTGAAATCTTTCATTCAGCCTGGAAACTTTTAATCCTAATGACATGACCTTCTTCTCAGGAATATCGTCAGGATTGCAATTATTGAGTTCTTCCAGCACAAGGCGAATATCTCTTTCGAAGATTAGCGCTATGTTATAATCGTTGAGGAGGCATTCAGGATTACGAACAATGCCAATTACTTCGTCGATGAATTGTGGTTTTACATTATCCTCAGCATTTTCATCTTCGTTATCGGAAGGTTTTTGAGACATAACATTCGACAACTGCATTTCTTCCTTGGTTTTCCTTCTGGGAAGTAAAACTTTTCCATCTCCTAAAGCAGCCATACGTTTCAAAGCTTGACTCCCGGCTCGGCCAACTACTTTAGAATCTCTTAAATCTAAAATTTTATGTGCGACCCATTCTAATGATGGTTCACTGGCTTCGATTTTGGCTTTTGCTTGGTAATGGAGAAAAATATTTTTCTTGGCTTCCTTGAGGGCTGTTAGATATCTGTGGAAATTTGCCTTTTTCTCGAGGTCAGTGGCTAGGTTTTCAAATGCTATACCGAAGACTTTTGTACCGCAAACGTGACCCAGGTTCGTCTCCAGACCATCCTCAGTAAGAACAAGAAACCCTTTTTTATGGCCTGTTCGACAGCTCGACTTGCCACACGGGATTTCTTCCGGGAGGTCATCATAATAACCAAAAACATCGGATAATTGTTGATCGGTCAGTTCCAGCCTGGAATGATAGCTTTCCCGAGCTTGAATTTCTGTCCAGTCATTAATGCGATCAAAGCTATTGCCGTTTTTAATAAAAATCATATCTTCCCTTGCTCTGGTTAGATTGAAAGCACTGCCGCTTGATATTTAACCATTTCCCTGATTGTTTTTCATCATAAAACCATATTATTGCAAGGGTAGTTTTACCTATGTATCTTCTTGCTCCCGGCCCTTTAGCTCAGTTGGTTAGAGCGTGCGACTCATAATCGCCCGGTCGCTGGTTCAAGTCCAGCAAGGGCCACCAGACCGCCACTAGCTCATCGGGAAGAGCGGCAACCCAGGTGTTGTGGTACGGGGTTCGAGGCTCCGGTGGCGGACCACTGCCGACTTAGCTCAGTAGGTAGAGCAACTGACTTGTAATCAGTAGGTCACCAGTTCGATTCCGGTAGTCGGCACCATATGCGGGCATCGTATAATGGCTATTACCTCAGCCTTCCAAGCTGATGATGCGGGTTCGATTCCCGCTGCCCGCTCCAGTTTAAGCTTTTCGGTCTGCGATGATGGGGTCCCCGGAGTGACTGGAAAGCGACCTGGTTTTGAATGGGCGCTGCTTTTTGCAAAATTGCTGTGTGAAAATACTGACCTTTGGGTTCAGCGCTCATCCAAAAGCATCACGTGAATTCACCAACGCTCATGTACTCTCCAGGAAACAATAAGTGATTCTGAAAAGTTCCGGTTAGATATTGCCCCGGTCACCGGATGATTTTATCTTTTGGTTCGTGGTGAATCCCCCTATGCGGCGGGGCGTCCAGTCAAACTTTTTTGTCCAGGTTTGTTTGCGCGGAACTAGTCGGCTGGGGCTGTTCCACCGGGAGGCACCCGGCGCCACCTCCTTGACGGTATTGTTATTTTTCATGCCTGTTCGTCCGAGCAGGCTTTTTTTGCCCGCATTATCTTCATTGAAAACTGGCAACTCAGAGAATCATCCAAATTAAAAAAGCAGCAACGAGAGCGATTACTAATACATTCTTCGCTTTTTCTCTTCTGCTGGCCTTCACAAAAGGATTCACTATCCGGCAGTGGCTACACACAAGTGATTCTGGGTTAATTAACTTTCCGCAGTAGGGGCAGGGCTTGATAATCATTGGTACTAATTAAGTTGTGAGAACGTAGTCTCATTTAACCACATTTATCGAGTTGTTTTACTAATGGTCTAGTTATTTCAGACATATTCATCAATTTCAGGCTCACGGGAATCATCCGCTACGTGCTTTGTTGATAAATCCAGCCCGTGAAGCCTGACCCTTTTCAAACACACACACAGCGCCATCCGAAAAATCGGAGGTGAGGCTATGACCAGAATGAGCACCATTTACAGCAGACTTTCATATGGAACAGGCACCACGCTGACCGGCTGCGGTGTATCAGCGAAGGCATATGCCGAAACAGCAAAAACAGCAAAAGAGGTGTCCTGGATGTTGGCCGACAGAATTGCAGGGTTAAGCCTGAGCGACTGGGCAATTATTGTCGGTATCGCATGCACTGTTATTACCTGTGCAGTGAACTGGTATTTCCGCTGGAAAGAACGGGAGGATCGGCGCAATGGCTATGCCACCAAAGCTGAAGAATAGCGTTATTGCAGCGATACCCGCTGGCGCTATTGCTATCGCTGCGGCGTTGATTACTGGCCCAACGGGTAATGATGGCCTTGAAGGTGTACGCTATCAGCCTTATCGGGATGTTGTTGGAGTGTGGACTGTATGCTGGGGCCATACTGGTAAAGATATTATCCTCGGCAAGACCTACACCAAAGCAGAGTGCCAGGCGCTGCTGGATAAAGACCTGAATATTGTCGCCCGACAGATTAACCCATATATCAATGCTCCGATCCCCGAAACGATGAGAGGGGCGCTGTACTCATTTGCGTATAACGTAGGCGCGGGAAACTTCAAAACCTCCACACTGTTACGAAAAATCAACCAGGGTGATTCGAAAGGCGCATGCGAACAACTGCGGCGCTGGATCTATGCTGGTGACAAACAGTGGAAGGGTTTAATCACGAGGCGTGAGATTGAGCGTGAAGTTTGCCTGTGGGCAGAGAAACCTCAGGTTCTGGGGGATGGACTCGGGCCGCTTAACCCTGGCATTCCGGTATCAGTTCCGGGGGTATTCTGATGAAACCCAGAAAAATTACGATTGTTGCGGTTCTGCTGGTGGCTGTCGTAATCATTATTGCAGTGCTTAGCGTATTACTGGTTCGTAGCCGCTCAGCTCTTGAAACAGAACAGAGTGAGAATCGGGTATTACGTAATGATAACGCGCTGCAGGCGACGGTGATAACTACACAGGCTTTCAACTTCAATCGGTTTAACCAGATAGCAGAGAACGCCAACCGCCTTAACTCGCTGATCGATGCCGGTACTGAGAAAACTGTCATCGAATACCGGGAGATTCTCCGACGTGAAAAGACCTGTGATCTGCCTGTTCCTGCTGATGTCGCTGGTGGGCTGCTCAAATACGCGTACCGTTTACGTGCCAGCGCAATGCACCCCGATACCGGGAACACTAACGCAACCGATGATAGTACCGCTGCCGCCAGCTCAATGACGTATTGCCAGGCCGTCCTCTGGATTGAACCTTTGCTGGCTGTTATTGAGAAGGGCAACAATAACCTGGCGGGTATACGAGAGATTGAGAAGTTACGAAAATGAATAATGTCCGTTGACATTGTTAGGGTGATTCTCATTTAACAACCTCAACTGCTACATTACAGTGCTTCATCATGCAATTAGCTTTTTCACCAATGGCTTAGATCCAGTGAAAGTTACTGACGTTATCTAATGACAAGATGAACGTAGCTTTTGTGTAGTTTTTCAGCGAATAGGATTATCTGAATTTAGCATTTTTGGCTTGTATAAACTGTGGGTAAGTAGCTATAGTCACGTCATAGATAGTATTTTTGCATCTTTTTCAAGCCTCTTTTGAGGCTTTTTGCACATTTAAATATGACAACAATGGCACATATAGTATGTCCCCCTTGGCACAGGCACTATATGTAGCGCTATAAAAGGAGCTATCATTATGACCCCAGCTGAGTTCTACGATGTTTACAATATCAAACCGGCAGAAATGTTGACTGGTGAAACTGTTAACAACTTCGCTTCTCGTGTAATGGCACAGCAAACTAGTACGAGTGGAAACACAGGTGTTTGGTACTCACAAGGTACCGCTACACAATCGAAGCAAAACCAAACTACAAGTCATCAACTTTACACGTACTGATTTATGCCTAATTGGAGCGACGTACTGGGCGAGATAACGGCTCTCGCCCATAAAAGTCCTATGGATGAGGTTCGCCGTAAATACTTATCTCAACTTTCGAATCATACTGGAAGAAATGTAATCACATATTACTCAGGGTGGTTACAGCATGGTGGTGCAGAAGTACGCCATCTTACTCAGATGACTGATGATGATAAGAACGGGTTGATGACAGCCATCAATGGTTTAGATGTATCAAAAGGGTTGGATTTGATACTTCATACTCCAGGTGGTGATATTGCCGCTTTGGAATCAATCGGGCATTACTTAAGGTCGAAGTTTGGAACTAACATCAGAGCAATTGTTCCTATGATTTCAATGTCCTGCGGAACTATGCTTGCATGTTGTGCCAATGAAATCATCATGGGTAAACAGTCCAACATTGGCCCAATTGATCCTCAGTTCAACGGTTTCTCCACCCATGCCATCATTGAAGAATGGAATCGTGCGCAGACGGAAATTTTTCAAAATCCCGCAGCTGTTCAGATGTGGCAGTTCATTCTTCAAAAGCTAAACCCGACGATCATCGGCGAGTGTGAGAAAGCAATCAAATGGGCAAATGAGATTGTTAAGCATTGGCTTATGACAGGCATGTTTGATAATGATCCTGAGGCAGAATCAAAAGCAACACATGTTTGTTCAGAGTTAAACAACCATCACACAACCTATACCCACTCGCGTCATATTCATTTTGATAAGGCGCAGAAAATTGGGTTGAATGTTACCGAACTTGAAAGTGATCAAGTACTTCAAGATTTGGTTTTGACTATACATCACAGCTACATGCATTCTTTTGGTGGAGCACCACTGGCAAAAATCATTGAAAATCATAACGGTAACGCAATGATTTGGAATATCCAGTCTTAATCCCCCCTGTCTGATTCCAGCCTCGCCTATGCGGGGCTTTTTTACGCGTATTGCATACTCAAATCAAACTAGAGTCGTTTAGAAGAGAATTCAAAACGGCGGTCGGACCTGTGTTTTCTTATGGGTCCTCCCGGCGGGGTTGCCTACCACGGGGCGGCGCGCTCGCGGGAAACGGCTAGTTTTTCGGATCCAGGGTCATCATCATCATGTGCGCAGGTCTTTGATTTAATTAGAGGCCATTTTCGCAACATGTCGAATCGTTCAAAAAGTGTTCACCATCATGGACCAGGAAATTGCCACTTTAAAACTCAATATCAACCAGCTGGCAGGGATAACCGGCGTACACCGTCAGACGGTTGCCGCGAGACTGAAAAATGTTGAACCTGCTCCAGGCAGCAATAGCAAGTTAAAGCTCTATCTGGTGACCGACATTCTGACCGAACTGATGATCCCTACCGTTTCGGCCAACATCGACGATATGCCCCCTTCTGACAGGCTGTCCCACTGGAAAGCAGAGAACGAGAGGCTGAAGTTCGAACAGGATACGGGGCAGTTAATACCCGCAGATGAAGTGGCGCGAGAATTCTCATTGATGGCGAAAGCCGTCGTCATGGTACTTGAAACCCTCCCGGATGTGCTCGAGCGCGACTGTGCTTTAACGCCTGCTGCGGTAGTTCGTGTGCAAAGTGTTATCGATGATCTGCGCGACCAGATGGCGGAGAAGGTGCAGGACGCTGGAAAAGAGGAGGAGCAGCCTGAGGAGGACTGATGGCAAAGCGGGCATCCGCCAGGGACATCCGCCGCGATGTTTCCGGTATTTTACGAGCCCCGCGTCGTATGCCGGTGGCCGATGCGGTCAGTACTTATATGCGCGTGCCAATGGGGGCGGGAAACTCAGTTCCGTGGGATCCGGATCTGGCACCCTATGTGATTGAGCCGATGAACTGTCTGGCATCGCGTGAATACGATGCGGTTGTGTTTGTGGGCCCAGCGCGAACGGGTAAAACCATCGGGCTGATTGACGGCTGGATCGTTTATAACATTGTCTGCGATCCGGCAGATATGCTTGTAATTCAGGTATCTGAGGAAAAAGCGCGCGAGCATTCCAAAAAACGCCTGGACCGTACTTTTCGCTGTAGCCCTGAAGTTAAAACCCGGCTAAGCCCAAGACGTAACGATAACAACGTCTACGACCGTACATTCCGCGCCGGTAACTATCTGAAGCTGGGCTGGCCATCCGTCAATATCATGTCGTCCTCGGACTATAAAAGTGTGGCGCTGACGGATTATGACCGCTTTCCGGAAGATATCGACGGGGAGGGGGATGCTTTTTCACTGGCATCGAAACGAACCACGACATTCATGTCCTCCGGGATGACGCTGGTTGAGAGCTCGCCCGGGAGGGATATCAGAGACACAAAATGGCGGCGCTCCACGCCCCATGAAGCCCCTCCGACCACCGGAATTTTATCGCTCTATAACCGTGGTGACCGCCGTCGTCTTTACTGGCCATGCCCGCATTGCGGCGAATATTTCCAGCCGGAAATGGACAATATGACCGGATACCGCGACAGCAGCGATCCTGTGCTTGCCAGCGAAGCGGCGTTTCTTCAGTGCCCTGCCTGTAAAGGCAGGATCACACCGGACATGAAGCGTGCGCTTAACATGAAATGTGTCTGGCTCCGGGACGGGCAAACCATCGACAGGAAAGGCCTGGTTAGCGGTGATGGCCGTCGTTCCCGTATTGCCTCCTTCTGGATGGAAGGTCCGGCAGCTGCTTACCAGACCTGGGCGCAGCTTATTTATAAGTTTCTGACCGCCGAGCAGGAATATGAATCCACGCGCAGCGAAGAAACCCTGAAGACGGTGATCAACACCGATTTCGGCAGGCCCTATTTGCCGCGAGCCAGCATGGAGCAGCGTAAAAGTGAATTGCTCGAGCAGCGTGCCGAAGACGTCCCAAAACGTTCGGTACCGAACGGCGTGCAGTTTCTCACTGCGACCGTGGACGTGCAGGCCGGGCGCAACCGGCGCTTTGTTGTGCAGATTACGGGTTATGGAAGTATGGGTGAGCGCTGGATAGTTGACCGTTACAACATCCGGCATTCGCTGCGCTGCGACGGCAACGGTGAAAGCATTCAGGTGGATCCGGCGAGCTATCCGGAGGACTGGGATCTTTTACTCACTGACGTCTTTGATAAAACGTGGCCGCTCGCAGCTGACCCATCAAAGGGCATGCGGCTGATGTCGATGGCCGTGGACTCAGGGGGCGAAGATGGCGTGACGGATAATGCCTACAAGTTCTGGCGCAGATGTCGCCGTGAGGGGCTGGGTAAGCGTATCTATCTCTTCAAAGGGGACAGCGTCAGGCGCAGCAAACTTATCCAGCGAACGTTTCCCGACAACACGGGCAGATCAACGCGCCGCGCACAGGCGACTGGTGATGTGCCTCTTTATCTTCTCCAGACCGATGCCCTTAAAGACCGGGTGAATAATGCGCTGTGGCGTGATTCACCCGGCCCTGGCTATGTGCATTTCCCCGCCTGGCTGGGCAGCTGGTTCTATGACGAACTGACGTATGAGGAACGCTCGAATGAAGGGAAATGGAGTAAGCCCGGCCGGGGCGCAAACGAAGCATTTGACCTGCTCGTTTATGCCGACGCGCTCGCCATCCTTAGTGGTTACGAAAAAATCAAATGGCCGTCAGCTCCTGAGTGGGCACGGCGGGAAACGTGGATCGAGGACACGCAGACGGAAGCTGGCGAAATGCCATCCCCGCCGCCTGCGCCGAAATCTAAACCAAAACCAAAACGTGAGAAGCCCGTAACCGAGCAGGCTAATCCGTGGTCTTCGTCAGGAGGTTGGGTGTGAATCCAGCAGATATTCAAAACATGATCGACCGCTATGCTGCAGCCGAGCTGTCTGTTCTGGAGGGGAAATCAATCACTTTCAACGGGCAACAGATGACGCTCGAAAACCTGTCGGAAATCAGAAAAGGCCGTCAGGAATGGGAGCGACGACTGGCAACGCTCAATAACAAACGCCGTGGGCGACCCGGCTACAGGCTGGCGAGGTTTGGATGAGTTTTTTAGATGATGCGATTGGCCTGTTTTCACCAGGCTGGAAAGCCTCACGCCTGCGTGCCCGCGCAGTTATTAAAGCGTATGAGGCGGTAAAGCAAACGCGTACCCACAAAGCCCAGAAGGAAAATCGTTCAGCCGATCAGCTCAGCCAGATGGGGGCGGTTTCGCTGAGGCAGCAGGCGCGCTGGCTGGATAACAACCACGATCTGGTGATCGGCGTTTTCGACAAGCTGGAAGAAAGGGTGGTGGGTGCGAAGGGCATCATAGTTGAACCGCATCCGATGCTGAGTAACGGGAAGATCGCTAAAAAGCTGGCCACTGATATCCGCCGAAAGTGGGGCGAATGGTCCGTAAGGCCAGATGTCACAACCCAGTTTACCCGCCCAATGCTGGAGCGGCTGATGCTGCGAACGTGGCTCCGGGACGGTGAGGTATTTGCTCAGCTGGTTCGCGGTACCGGAAATGGTCTTCAGCCGGTTGCTGGCGTGCCGTTCTGGCTGGAAGCGCTGGAGCCGGACTTTGTGCCGATGAACAGCGATGCTGCCACCCAGCTCAATCAGGGCGTTTTTGTCGATAACTGGGGACGCCCGAAAAAATATCAGGTCTATAAAAGCCTGCCAGTATCCGGGCGTCAGTTTGATACCAAAGAGATAGATGCAGAGAACATGCTGCATCTCAAATTCACCCGACGCCTGCACCAGACCCGCGGAACGTCTCTTTTGTCTGGTGTTCTGATGCGTCTGAGCGCGCTGAAAGAATACGAGGACTCGGAGCTTACTGCTGCCAGAATTGCTGCGGCACTCGGCATGTATATCAAAAAAGGCGACGGACAGAGCTTCGATTCTGATTCAAGCAGCGATGACCGCGAGCTGATGATTCAGCCCGGTATGCTCTATGACGAACTGCAGGCCGGGGAAGAAATCGGGATGATTAAATCCGATCGCCCGAACCCTAACCTCGAATCGTTTCGTAACGGACAGCTGCGTGCCGTGTCCGCCGGCAGTCGCCTCAGCTTTTCCAGCACATCCAGAAACTACAACGGAACGTACAGTGCCCAGCGGCAGGAGCTTGTCGAGTCAACCGACGGCTATCTGATTCTTCAGGACTGGTTCATCGGTTCAGTGACCCGGCCCATGTACCGAGCCTGGCTCAAGATGGCTATTGCTGCCGGAGAAATCAAGCTGCCGAGAGGCATTGATATGGACTCGCTTTATAACGCGGTTTATTCGGGGCCCGTTATGCCGTGGATTGATCCCGTTAAAGAAGCGAATGCCTGGAAAACGCAGATCCGCGGCGGTGCTGCTACTGAATCCGACTGGATACGTGCCAGCGGTCGCAACCCGGATGATGTTAAGTCACGCCGTAAAGCTGAGGTTGACGAGAACCGTGAACAGGGCCTGGTGTTTGACACCGACCCCGCCAATGATAAAGGAGGCACCAGTGCCGAAGCCAAAGAACCGGGCGCGCCACCGTCCGAAAGCCAGCGCAAAAAGTAATTCGTGGTTCCGCATGCAGGCCAGCAATAACAGTGAGGCCGACATTTTTATTTATGACGAAATCGGGTACTGGGGCGTAACGGCGAAACAGTTCGTCAATGATCTCCGGGCACTTGGGGACGTCACCCACATCAACCTTTATATCAACTCGCCCGGTGGTGATGTCTTCGACGGAATTGCTATTTATAACGCGCTGAAGCACCACGGCGCGGCGATTACCGTACATATCGACGGTCTGGCGGCCTCCATGGCCTCGGTGATTGCGATGGTAGGCAATCCGGTCATCATGCCTGAAAACACGATGATGATGATCCATAAGCCCTGGGGGTTTGCTGGTGGTGACGCGAGCGATATGCGCGACTATGCGGATCTTCTCGACAAGGTTGAATCCGTTCTTATCCCGGCTTATGCACAGAAAACCGGAAAATCCACCGAAGAAATTGCGGCAATGCTGGAGGACGAAACCTGGATGAACGGCAGCGAGTGCCTTGAACTGGGTTTTGCCGACCAGGTGACACCATCCCTTCAGGCTATGGCCTGTATTCATTCAAAACGTATTGAGGAATTTGAAAAAATGCCAAAAAGCATTCGCAACATGATCACCCCGCCGCGCAACACTACCCAGCGTGACCCGGTTATTACCCAGCCTCAGGCACCGCAGGCAAAAACAGACCCGGCACCGGATGAAAATGCGATCCGCGCGCAGGTGTTGGCTGAGCAGAAAACCCGTGTTAACGCTATCGGCGATCTCTTTGCCATGTTCGGTAATAAGCACATGGAACTGCAGAATCAGTGTGTGGCCGACCCTGATTGCTCCGTCGATAAGGCGAAAGATTTGCTGCTGGCAGAACTCGGTAAAACGGCCACGCCGTCCAATAAAACCACTCAGCCGCATATTCATGCGGGCAACGGTAACTTCGTCGCGGATGGTATTCGCCAGGCACTGATGGCGCGTGCCGGGTTCGAAGGTCAGGAGCGGGATAACGTTTATAACGGTATGACGCTGCGCGAGTATGCGCGTATGGCCCTGACAGAAAAAGGTATCGGCGTGGCCAGCTACAACCCGATGCAGATGGTTGGCCTGGCGCTGACCCACAGCACCTCTGACTTTGGCAACATTCTGCTTGATGTTGCGAACAAAGCGCTGATTCAGGGCTGGGACGAGGCGCAGGAAACCTTCGAGCAGTGGACCAAAAAAGGCCAGCTGTCGGACTTCAAAACGGCGCATCGTGTCGGTATGGGTGGGTTCCCTTCTCTGCGACAGGTTCGCGAAGGGGCTGAGTACAAGTACATCACTACCAGTGACAAAGGCGAAACCATCGCGCTTGCCACGTATGGTGAAATCTTCTCAGTAACTCGCCAGGCGATCATCAACGACGATCTGAACCAGCTTACCGACGTACCGATGAAGATGGGGCGCGCGGCGAAAGCAACGATTGGCGATCTGGTTTACGCCATTCTGACCAAAAACCCGAAACTCTCAGACGGAAAGGCGCTGTTCCATGCCGATCACAAGAACCTGAGCTCGGGTGCAATTTCTGTGGCCAGCCTGGACGAATCGCGCAAGCTGATGCGTCTGCAGAAGGAGGGGGAGCGAACCCTGAATATCCGTCCGGCCTACATGCTGGTGCCCGTCGCCCTGGAAACTCTGGCAAATCAGACCATCAAGTCGGCCAGTGTTAAAGGTGCAGACATCAATGCCGGGATCGTTAACCCTATCCAGAACTTTGCAGAAGTCATTGCCGAACCACGTCTGGATGAAGCTGATGCGAAAGCCTGGTATCTGGCTGCCGCGAAGGGCACCGACACCATTGAGGTCGCTTATCTCAACGGCGTCGACACGCCATACATCGATCAGCAGGAAGGCTTCACCACTGATGGTATCGCCACGAAAGTGCGTATTGATGCTGGCGTGGCGCCGCTGGACTATCGCGGCATGACCAAATCCTCTGGTCAGTAAAAAACAGTCCTGACAAACAGACGCCCGTAAGGGCTTTTTTTATACCTGAAACCAGCCTCGAAAGGGGCTGAATGGAGAAGTTATGGCTAAGAACTATGCGCAGGACGGGAAAACGATCCCTCTGGTAAACAGTGGTGCAACCGATGTTCACAGCGGCGACCCGGTTGTTGTTGGAAAACTTATCGCGGTGGCAATTACCGATATCCCGGCTGGCGATACCGGGGACGGTTTTACTGAGGGTGTTTTCCTCCTGCCAAAAGTATCCGCAGATGCGGTTACTGCCGGGGCGCAGGTGTATCTGAAGGACGGCAAAATCACGATCGAAGAAACGGACGCCGTTGCCGCGGGCATCGCCTGGGAAGATGCAGGGGCAAACACCACCGTTGTTGAAGTTAAGATCAATGCCTAACTCCTTTGACCGGATGGCGGCGCGCATGGACGCGGCCACTATAAAAAAGATGGGAAAGACAGCGATCATCAATGGCAGCAGCTATGACGTTGTTCCCGCCGAGCAACTCGAGGAAATGGGGCCATTGTCGGGAACAGGTACTTCGCTGGTGGTTTTCTCTGAGCTTTACCAGCCACGCCGAAACGACAGCGTCGACTACGACGGTAAGAACCTGATCGTTACCCGCTATGACATGTTCAACGGAAAACCCCGCATCCATCTCGAATGAGGAGGCGCTATGTCTGTGAAAGGACTGGAAAGGGCTATTCAGAACCTGAACAGCCTCAGCCGGTTAATCGTTCCTGAGGCAACCGCAAAAGCACTTAACCGGGTGGCCAGCAGAACGATAAGCCAGGGGAGCAAAGCTGTAGCGAAAGAAGCAACAGTTGATGATAACCGGAAAAAGGGGCTTCCGGTTCGTCTGGTCCGGCAGCGTTCCCGTCTGCGCAAGGCCCGCCACGATCGCCCGGTCGCGTCGATAAAAATCAACCGCGGTAATCTTCCCGCGATTAAGCTCGGCACGGCGCGCGTCCGGCTCTCGCGTAAAAAAGGGGCCAGAAACGGAGCGGGTAGCGTCCTCAAAATCGGACCCTATACCTTTCGTAACGCTTTTATTCAACAGCTTGCGAACGGGCGCTGGCAAGTCATGCGGCGCGTAGGTCAGGCCCGTTATCCGATTGATGTGGTCAAAGTTCCTCTTGAGACACCGCTCACCGTGGCATTCACCGCTATTTCAAAGCGCCTTATTGAAAGCGATATGCCTAAAGAACTTTCCGCAGCCCTGAAAAACCAACTGAGGATTCACCTGAAGCGATGAACAGACACAGCGCAATTCGTGCAGCCATTCTGGCAAAACTGAAAGCCGAGATCACCGACACGGTCACCTGGTTTGACGGGCGCCCTGTTTTTCTTGAAGAGCAGGATCTCCCTGCCGTGGCTGTTTACCTTTCAGACGCGGAGTACACCGGCGATTCGCTTGACGAAGATTCGTGGCAGGCGGTTGTTCACATCGAGGTATTTCTTAAAGCCTCCAGCCCCGACAGCGCGCTTGATTCCTGGATGGAAGAGAAAGTGTATCCGGCAATGGCCTTCATACCGGGTCTGACCGAACTGGTCGAGACGTTCACCCCGCAGGGTTATGACTATCAGCGGGATGATGAAATGGCCACCTGGGGTTCTGTCGATTTCACGTACTTAATCACCTATTCAATTTAAGAGGTACTTATGCCTACTCCAAACCCGCTGGCACCCGTAAAAGGCGCCGGTACCACACTCTGGCTTTACACCGGAACGGGCAACGCTTTCGCTAACCCACTCTCGGATATCGACTGGAACCGTCTGGCGAAAATTAAAGAGCTGACGCCGGGCGAGATGACCGCCGAATCGTATGACGACACTTACCTCGACGACGAAGATGCCGACTGGAACGCGACGGCCCAGGGGGCAAAATCTGCTGGCGATACCTCGTTCACCCTCGCCTGGAAGCCGGGTGAAGAAGGGCAAAAAGACCTGGTCGCATGGTTTATTGATGGCTCAGTACGCTATTACAAAATCAAATACCCGAACGGTACCGTCGACGTTTTCCGCGGCTGGTGCAGCAGCCTGGGTAAAGCCATTCCGGCAAAAGAGGTCATTACCCGTACAGCGAAAATCACCAATACCGGCAAGCCGGAACTGGCAGAAGAAAGCGGGACCCCGAATATCCCCGTGACCGGCGTTACGCTCGATAAAGCCACGGTAAGCGTGGCCGTCGGCGCAACAACAACGCTCAATGTGACGGTTAACCCTGCCAGCGCCTCAGATACCTCGTTCCGCGTGGCAACCTCTGACGGGGCAAAAGCAACGGTCACCGTTAGCGGCAATGCGATCACGGTCACCGGCGTGGCGGCAGGCACCGCTGACATTATTGTTATGACCAGCGACGGTAATTTCGTTGCGGTCTGCAAAGTCACCGTAACAGCAGCATAAGGAAAGGCTCATGTTTCTGAAAAAAGATAATTTCACCTGGCAAAAAGAGTCCCTGACCATCTTCGAGCTGTCGGCCCTTCAGCGTATTGAGTTCCTCACGTTTATGGCAAATGAGGAGAAGGCCGTCAGCGCTGACAGCGATGGCATAAGCGATCAGGAAGTCACGACCCGGCTGATAGGTTCAAATATTCGCTGCGGTGCGCGCTTGATCGCGATGTCTTTGTGGCATAACGATCCGGCCGGCACGGATGTGGAAAAGTTGTATCAGCAGGTCCTGAGCGGCTGGCCGCCGGAGGCTATCGGCAAAGCCGAAATGCAGGTCAAACTACTATCAGGCATGTTATTCCCCGTTGAAGATGAGAAAGGTGATCATCAGGACGTGGAGGGTGTAACTGAATCCTCTGCTAACGAAGAATCCGTTACCGCGGAAAAGCCCTTGCCAGCGAGCTGAAGTTTGTCCTGAATTTGGCGCGCGAGTTCGGTCGACCCGACTGGCGCGCCATGCTGGCTGGGATGACTTCCAGTGAACTGGGCGACTGGCACCTGTTCTACCGGGAGCATTATTTTCAGGACGCACAGCTCGATGCGCATTTCTCCGGGCTGCTTTATTCCATCTCTACTCTTTTCTTCCGCGATCCGGAACTTACCCCCGCACATTTCAGCCTGCTTTCTCCTTCGGAAAGCGTCATCAGCGATGACGAGCCGGATGATGATACGCTGATGACCGCCGCTGAGGGGATAACAGGAGGTATCCGATATGGCCCAGCAGATTAGCGACCTGGTCATCAACCTTGATGTCGACAGTGCCACTTTTAGCGAGCAGGTTGCCCGTATAAAGGGGCAGCTAACCGGAATGGGGGACGAATCCGAAAAAGTCCGTACACGTATGCAACAGGCCGCAGAATTGCAGGCCTCGGCGCTTGCTAATGCAGCTGCAGGCAGCGGTGCGGCCATGTCGGATATGTTGGCTCAGCAGTCAACGGCTGCAGCTGGTCTTAGCGCTGACATGCAAAAAGTCGGCGAGTCCGTTGAACAAACCTACCAGCGAGTGGCTGGATTAAGTGAGCAACTCAGGGAGAACGCATCCCGGGCATCAGCGCTTGCGCAGCAACAGGATGCGCTGGCGGCGTCGTTCTATCGACAGATTGATGGCGTGAGGTCGCTGACCGGAGAAACGGACTCTCTGTCGTCGGTTCAGGAGCAATTCCGGAAGGCCCGTGCGCAGGGGAATATCACGCAGCAGGATTATCTTGCGCTGATATCCCAGACCACGGCCCGGCAAAAAGAACTACAACAGGCCGAAGAAAAAGCCAGTCAGGCTCGATCCCGGTTTCTCCAACAGCTCAAATCCCAGGTTGAAGAACAAAAATTATCCAGAACCGAATTACTGAATCTGAAGGCCGCGCAACTGGGTGTAAGTGAAGAAGCTGCACCACTTATTGCAAGACTTCAGGAACAGGAAAATGCATGGAGAAGAGGAACGCTCAGTGCCGGGCAGTATCGCCAGGCGATCCGTATGTTACCCGCTCAGTTTACGGATATTGCAACCTCGATAGCAGGTGGAATGCCGCTGTGGATGGTCCTAATGCAGCAGGGCGGGCAAATCAGCGATTCATTCGGTGGAGTCGGTAATCTTTTCCAGATTATCAAAGAGGAGTTACTGGGGATTAAATCATCCGCAGATGAATCCGAGGAATCACTTTCTGAAAATGCCAATGCACTGGCGGAGAATACAGAACACAGCAGAGGTTTTCTGAGGGCTCTGACTCCAGTACGTCTTGCTATGGGTGGGCTAGTCGGGGGGCTGGCACTACTGGCCGTTGCCTGGTACAAAGGCAGCAGTGAAGCATCTGAATTTAATAAACAGCTTATTCTGACGGGGAATTATGCCGGTAAGACAACCGGACAGCTGAGCGATTTAGCTCGCAAAATTTCAGAAACGGCAGGTGTTACCACCGGAAATGCAGCTGCCACTCTTGCGAAGGTTGTTGGTAGCGGGCAGTTCCGGGGAAACCAGCTGGAATACATCACCACGACGGCTGCAGCAATGGAGGACGCGGTCGGGCAGTCGGTGGATAAAACCCTCGCGAACTTTAAGAAATTATATGATTCGCCATCACAGGCGTCAGAAGAGCTTAACCGTCAGCTACATTACCTCTCGGCAGCTCAGTTCCAATATATTTCCGAGCTTGAGCGCAGGGGTGATAAAGAGGCGGCAGGAGAGAAGGCCGCGCAGGCTTATAGTGCTGCTGAGCAACAGCGAAGCCAGCAGGTACTTGATAACCTGGGTCTGATAGATCGCTTTGTTCGTGGCGTAACGGATACATGGGGCGCTTACTGGGATGCCGCCCTTGGTATTGGTCGCCAGCAAACGGCCAGCGATCAGCTGGAGTCTGTCAGGGCACGGATAAAAACCCTGACGGATAACACCCGGCCGGGTGTTTTTGGAATGGGCAATACTGGTGATGGGGGTGCAGCAGAAAAAGAGCTGGCTGCATTACGTCAGAAGGAAAGTGAACTTACTTTTGTGATTCGTTCACAGGAGGGTTACAACCAGGCACAGGTCAAATCGCAGCAGCTGAATACTGAAGGAGTGAAAGCACAGGGGATTCTGAACAAGTACCTGGACGCAGGAGCGAGCAAAGCACAGAAAAGGGCAGATGCTGAAAGGGAACTCAATAAAGCCATCACAACAAATGCTGAATTGGTCAAAAAAACGCAATTTCTTCCAGAGGGACAGCGTGTTAAGCCGCTCAGTAAGGCAGAGATTGCTCAGGCCAGAAAGGGGATAGAGGAACTCTATAAGGATCCAAAAGTCCCCAAGTCGAAAGGATACACCACTCCTGCTGGTGATAAGGCAGAGGAAAAAGCTCAGGCTGAACTCCTCACCCTTCAGGCCCAGCTTAAAACGCTCGAGCAGCATACCAGCGTAAACGACGTCATAAGCAAACAGCGTCAGGATCTCTGGCAGACTGAAAATCAGTTCACCGTTCTGCAGGAGGCCGCGGGGCGTCGTCAGCTTACGGTGAAGGAAAAATCCCTGCTGGCGCACAAGGAAGAAACGCTCGAGTACAAGCGGCAGCTGGCCGATCTGGGCGATAAGGTTGCCAGCCAGCAAAAGCTCAACCAGCTGGCCGATCAGGCCGTGAAGTTTGAGCAGCAGCAAAAAGCCGCCAGGGCGGGCCTGCAGGCTCAGTCTGAGGGGGTATCCACCCGGGAAGCCGGGCGACAAACTACGCTGCAGCGTCTCAGCGAAAGCTATTCGTACAACCCTCAGGCGCAGCAAAAGGTTCTGGAAGAGCAAAGGGCGACGTTCGAAGCTGAAGATGCCCTGCGTGCAAACTGGCTGGCCGGTGCGAAACAGGGTTGGGCCGAATATCAGGATTCAGCGACAAACGTTTTCAGCTCCGTTCAGCAGATTTCTCAGGCTACGTTCAGCGGGTTGGCGGGCCAGCTTACCAGCCTGACGACAACCGGGAAGGCGAGCTTCAGGGAATTCACCAGCTCGATCCTTAAAATGATTGTGTCCGTTATCAACCAGCTGCTGGTGGCTTACACCATCCAGAGTGCAATGGGCTGGGTTAGCGGCGGGGCGAAAACCTCCTCTGCCGGTCAGTCATTCGCGGTCCCGTCATACCGGCCACAGGGTTTTGACGTGGGCGGTTTTACCGGGCACGGCGGCAAGTACGAGCCAGCCGGTATCGTTCACCGCGGGGAATTCGTCTTCACCAAAGAATCAACCAGCCGCATCGGCGTGGCTAATCTCTATCGCCTGATGCGCGGGTATGCCTCGGGTGGTCTGGTCGGCGGCGGGAACGCAGCCGGTGCTGGCATGGGCGGGATCAGTGTTTATGCCCCAGTCAGCATCAGCCAGCAGGGGAGTGACGGAAGCATAAATCAGGCGAACGCCACGGGGACGGCGAAACAGCTGCAGGCGATTGTTCAGCAGACAATCACCGAGCGACTGAAAAAAGAAATGTCCGCGGGCGGCGTGCTTTATTCGAGGAGGACACAGTGACGGACACGTTTACCTGGCGCACGCGAAAAACAGCGCAGGGCACTGAAACAGCCCGAACGCTGCAGGCCCAGTTCGGGGATGGCTACAAACAGATAGCGGGGATGGGGATCAACGACAAACAGGAAACGTGGAACCTGGACTGGACGGGCACCAGACAGGAGGCGGCTGCGCTGCGCGCTTTCCTGATGTCTCACGTTACTAAATCGTTCTGGTGGACCACTCCATGGGGTGAAAAAAAGCTGTTCAGAATGAAGGCCGATTCGTTCAGCGTTTCTTTCCCTACCGGGAAAAAAGCCACTGTGGCCTTCACTTTTGAACAGGCGTTCGCGCCCTGATTTTCTCGAAAAACACTGAAAGCTGCCTCCGGGCGGCTTTTTTTTATGGGGGGAGTATGAGTTTTACGGCAGACATACAACAGCTTGAGCCCGGCAGCGTTATTCAGCTGATTGAGATCGACGGCACTGAATTCGGTATGGATCAGGTGCTGCGTTTTCATGCGCACAATATTCAGGAAGAGGGGTGGGCAGCCTTCGCCGCAGAAAATCTGCCCGCCATTATCTGGCAGGGAAACCAGTACGATCCCCATCCCTACGAACTTAAGGGGATGGAGTTATCGAGTACAGGTTCCCAGCCAACGCCCACGCTGTCCGTCGGGAACGTCGGAAACTATGTCACCGCGCTGTGTCTTGAATATGACGATATGGTCAGGGCTAAGGTCAAAATCCATACCACGCTTTCGAAGTATCTCGATGCCGCCAACTGGAAAAACGGTAATCCGGGTGCCAGCCCGGCCGATGAGCGCTTACAGCTCTTTTACGTCAATGCTAAAACCGCAGAGACGCGGGTACAGGTTGATTTCGAGCTGTGTTCTCCTTTCGATATTCAGAGCCTGCAGCTGCCGACACGGCAGATTACGCCTGTCTGCACCTGGTGTATGCGGGGCTGGTACCGAAGCGGGACCGGATGCGATTACAACGGCACGAAATACTTTACCAAAGACGGTACACCGACCGATGACCCGTCGAAAGATGTTTGTGGCGGCCGCCGGCAGGATTGTCAGGATCGTCACGGCCCGGATGCGCCGCTGCCGTTCGGCGGTTTTCCGGCTGCAAACCTGCAGGGGAAATAAAAATGCGTGAAAAATTGCTGGATGCTATCCGTCAGCACGTCGCTGCTGAATACCCCAAAGAAGCCTGCGGCCTGATTGTTCAGTCAGGCCAGCAACAAATCTTTATTCCCTGCCGCAACATTGCCGATAAACCCGAGGAGACATTCACGCTCTCCCCGGAAGACCAGCTCGCTGCCCGCGCGCGCGGTGAGATCATCATGCTCATTCATTCCCATCCGGATGTGGTTCGGCTGGTGCCCTCAGAGCTGGACCGGATCCAGTGCGACTGGTCGGGGATTGAGTGGGGGATCATGTCCTGGCCGGACGGGGATTTTTGTACGATTTCCCCGCGTGAAGACCGGGATTATGCCGGGCGGCAGTGGGTGCTGGGTTACGCCGACTGCTGGTCGCTTATCCGTGAATTTTATCTGCGCGAATACGGCATTGTTCTCGGCAATTATTCAGTACCTTACGAATGGTGGGAGAGCGGCAAGGAGCGTCTCTACGACGACAACTGGGAGCGTGAGGGATTCGTTGAGATTGCCGCCGGTGCAATGCAGCCCGGAGATATCATCATGATGAGTGTGCAGGCATCGGTGACTAATCACGCCGCGGTATATGTGGGTGATAACATCATTCTCCATCATCTTTTCGGGCACCTTTCTTCGCGAACGCCTTATGGAAAATATTATCGCGACAGAACGGTCCGGGTGGTCAGGCATAAGGACAGAATGCATGGTTAAGACGCTTATTCTCGAAGGTAAAATGGCAAAAAAATTCGGTAAACGCGTTCAGTTTGATGTTGCCGACCTGCGCGAGATGCTCAGGGCCATGTGTTCACAGGTTCCCGGATTCAAAAAATATATGTCTGAAGCTCATATGAAGGGGATCCGTTTCGCCTTTTTTAACGGTGGCAACAATATCGGGCTGGAAGAGTTTGATATGACCCGCGGTGGAAGCGTGTACCGGATCGTGCCCGTTTATGAGGGGGCCAAAAGTTCGGGCGTCCTGCAGATAGTTGTCGGGGCTGTTGCGCTGGTCGCTGCATTCTTTACCGCTGGTGCGAGCATGGCAGCCTGGGGCGCGGCGATGAGTGCAACAGCTATCAGCGCCACGTCAATTCTGACAGGGGTCGGAGTGTCGATGATGCTGGGGGGCGTTGTCCAGATGCTCACGCCCCAGCCATCCTTCGGCGCGGGTAAATCCTCCAGCACGGACAACACGCCTAACTACGCCTTCGGGGCGCCGGTCAATACCGTCGCTATGGGGCATCCTGTCCCCCTGGCCTACGGTCTGACTGAGGCAGGGGGAGCGATAGTCAGCGCCGGTATGTACTCGAGCGATCAGCAGTAGGCCAGCGGCCACTAACTTAAAGGTGCTTCGGCACCTTTTTTTATGGGTGAAAAAATGCAGCTTCTTAAACAAGAAACCATCCTGCAGGGTGCCAAAGGGGGAGGTGGCAGTTCACATACTCCGGTTGAGCAGCCTGACGATCTGCTGTCGGTCGCAAAATTAAAAATGCTCATTGCCGTTTCTGAGGGGGAAATACAGGGCGACCTGACCGCTCAGAACATTTTTCTCAACGATACGCCGCTGGCAAACGACAGCGGGGAATACAACTTCAGCGGCGTGAAATGGGAGTTCCGCAAGGGCACACAGGACCAGACCTATATTGCCGGGATGCCCCAGGTCGACAACGAGCTGGCCGTGGGCACAACTGTCACCACCACCGCGCCCTGGACGCGCCAGTTTACAAACCTTTCCCTGGATGCCATCCGTATCAAGCTCAGCCTTCCGGTCCAGTATCTCTATAAAGATAATGGCGATATGGTGGGCACGGTCACCGAGTATGCGATCGATTTATCAACGGACGGCGGCGCCTGGAAAACGGTTGTAAACGGCAAGTTTGACGGAAAGACCACGACGGAATATCAGCGTGACCACCGTATCGATCTGCCAAAATCCACGTCCGGCTGGTCTGTCAGGGTCAGGCGTATTACGGCTGATGCCAGCGGATCAAATTCGAAACTGGTTAACGCCTTCAAGGTGTTTTCGTATGCGGAAGTCATCGACAGCAAGCTTCGTTATCCTTTAACAGCGCTCCTGTATGTCGAAGTGGACAGCAGCCAATTCAACGGCAGCGCGCCGAAAGTGACCTGTAAGATAAAAGGCAAGCTGATTAAGGTTCCGGATAATTACGATCCGAAAACCCGAACCTATTCTGGTTCATGGTCCGGCGGGTTCAAAATGGCATGGTCCAATAACCCTGCCTGGATCTTTTACGATCTGGTTCTGGATGAAATTTACGGCATGGGCACGCGCGTGGATGCGTCCATGGTGGATAAGTGGGCGCTGTATTCAATCGCCCAGTACTGTGACGAAATGGTTTCCGACGGGGCCGGTGGCACCGAACCGCGTTTCACCTGCAACGTTTTCATTCAGAGCCAGGAGGACGCCTGGCAGGTACTTAACGATCTCGCCGCGGTATTTCGTGGAATAACGTTCTGGGGCAACGATCAGATTTATGTCCAGGCAGACGTCCCGCAGGACGATGTTGACTGGGTTTATAACGTCTCAAACGTTATCGATGGGCTGTTTACTTATGCGGGCGGCTCATACAAGAATCGCTACAGCTCCTGCCTGGTGTCCTGGTCCGATCCGCAGAACCATTACAGCGATACCGTTGAGGGGGTTTACGATTCGGCGCTTGTAGAACGTTACGACGTCCGGCAGACGTCCCTGACCGCAATCGGCTGCACCTCGCAAAGTGAAGCGCACCGACGCGGTCGCTGGGTATTGCTCTCCAATGCCAAAGACGGGACCGTATCGTTTGGCGTGGGGCTGGACGGTTATATCCCTTTGCCCGCTGAAATTATCGGTGTCGCCGATCCTTTCCGCTCTGGTAAGGAGAACGGGGGCCGTATAAGCGCGGCCAACGGCCGCCAAATTACCCTCGATCGAGAAATAGACTACGCGGCGAAAGACCGGCTGGTGGTTAACCTTCCCGACGGAAAAGCCCAGACGCGGACAATCAGCGCGGTGAGCGCCGATAAAAAAACGGTGACGGTGGCTACGGCATTCAGTCAGGTTCCTGTGGCGGGCGCTGTTTGGGCGATAGACAGTGATAACCTCGCAATACAGTACTTCAGGGTCACCTCAATCGCGGCTAACGACGACAGTACAGGCGGTTTCACTATTACGGCCGTTCAGCACGATCCAAACAAATATCGTTACATCGATGACGGCGTTCGGGTCGAGTCTCCCCCGATCACCGTCACGCCGATAAGCGTCCTGTCTGCTCCGAAGAATATCGTGGTGACTGAGAGCGATCATGTGTCTCAGGGGCTGACTGTAGCAAGCCTGGACGTGTCATGGGATAAGGTAGAGGGCGCAATCCGGTATGTTGCCCAGTGGCGTAAGGACAACGGGGACTGGATAAACGTTCCGGTTACCAGCGCGCAGGGTTTCTCGGTTCAGGGCATTTATTCGGGCAGCTATGACGTGCGCGTACGGGCGCTGAATGCGCAGGATACGTCGTCACCATGGGGATACGGTGAAACAACTTATCTCTCCGGTAAAACGGGAAAACCGGGTACTCCGCTCAACTTCCTGGCGACCGAAGATGTGGTCTGGCATATCGACCTGACCTGGAAATTTCCGGATGGCTCAGGCGACACGGCCTATACAGAGATTCAGCGCGCCACAACTGCCGACTACGCCAATCCTGAACTGCTGGTCCTGGTGCCGTACCCGGCTGCAGATTATCAGCATGGCCCCATGCCTGCCGGCGTTCGCCAGTGGTACCGCGCGCGCCTGATTGACCGTATCGGTAACGCCGGGGACTGGACCGACTGGATCATGGGCACGTCCTCGATAGATGTCAGCGAAATAACTAATGACATTCTGGAGGATATGAAAGAGTCGGAAACGTTCAAAGACCTGATCGAGAACGCGGTGGACAGCAACGAAAAAATTGCTGGCATGGCTGACGAAATTAAAAACCATGCCGACGAACTCGAGCAGCAGGCGAAAGACATCCTGGAGAACGCTGACGGGCTGGCTCAGGCCGAAGTGAAGATCGACGAGATTTCTGTGTCGATGGACGGCATGACCGGCGGTGTCAAAAACTCATCAATTGCCGTGATCCAGAACAGCCTGGCGCAGGTGACTTCCCGCCGTTCCCAGACTGCCACCAATAACGGCAATGTCGCAAAAATTGACCGGATAGACACCACCATTGCCGATACCAGCCAGGCGGTTGCCCGGGCATTGGTTACGCTTGATGCGTCTGCGGGTGGGAATGTTTCGAACGCGACCGACCTGACGGAGACACTGGCTGATTTCACCCAGGCATCCGCCACGAAGATTAACTCTCTGACGGTGACAGTGAACGGGCAGACTGCAGCCATCAACCAGACGGCGCAGGCGGTGGCAGATGTAAACGGCAACCTAAACGCGATGTACAACATCAAAGTTGGCGTTGCCGCTAACGGCCAGTATTACGCTGCAGGTATGGGCATAGGGGTACAAAATACACCTGGCGGCATGCAATCACAGGTAATTTTTCTGGCAGACCGTTTTGCTGTTACCACGCAGGCCGGTGCCGTTGTGTCGCTGCCTTTCGTGATACAGAACGGGCAGACGTTCATCCGGGAAACGTTCATTCAGGACGGCACCATCAGCAATGCAAAAATCGGCAATTTCATCCAGTCGAATAACTATGTGGCTGGCTCAGTAGGCTGGAAACTGGATAAGTCCGGGACGTTTGAGAACTACGGTTCGACAGCTGGGGAGGGAGCCATGAAGCAGACCAACCAGACAATCAGCGTCAAGGATGGCAACAACGTTCTGAGAGTGCAGGTTGGCCGATTAACGGGGGTGTTCTGATATGGCTTATGGAATACAGACCTGGGATGCTTCGGGAAACCCCAACAACTACGGAATCAAGCCCGTTTCCGTTGTTGGACGTATACAACTTGCCGCCGGACAAAACTCCGGCAGCTGGTCTTTCACTGTACCCTCAGGAATGAAGGTCGGTTTTGCGCTCTCACTTGATGAAGGAGGTAACAGCGTAGGGAGGAGCATTGTCGCGTCAGGGAACACAATAACCGTAACCGCAGCCTCTTCTGTGGGCCTGGGTAATTACCCGGCCTCTAAATGTGAGGTGGTCGTTTTCATGGAGAAAGCATAATGGCCGAATTTGGCGCGATGATATTAATGGATAACGGGAATCCCTTTGTAACGCCACAATCAACGCCTTTCTGTCTTTACGGGAAGTATACCTTCAACTCCTCTGCTAATGGCAGTTCTCAGCAGGTTGCTCAAAATATCGCTTTAAACGCTGATTACCCAGTGATGGTTTTTATCAAAACCACCAATACAGCACAGCCCACTCCGGTTATGTCTTACAGGAACGGCGGTAATGTGTATGTTGTTGGTGTTAATCCCTACAACCAAAGTTTCACTTTAACGGCGTACGTTTTTGCCATATTCCCGCAGATATTACCGAAATGGGGTTTGGCAATATGGGATGCGAGCGGAAAGCTTGTGTTAACTAATGAGTCCCGTGTGCTATCAGACCTGCAGACGGTTGGCACGCCTGGTGCAAACGGCGGGATAAATATTGACCAGACGCTGAGCGGGTCATGGGCCGTTGCACCTGCTCAGTTGGGTCAGACCATCAATGTGAATAATTCAACCCAGCCTCCGACTATCTACACGATAAATGCTTATTCTTCATGCAGGTTTGACGGGGCCAATACGAGGATAAACGCAGGGGGGACCTCCACTGGGACAGGTTCACCTGTAGGGGGAACGAATACTGGCATTTCATTAACCGCCATAAATACAGCGGCCTATGATTGATTGATCGTTTTTAGCGATCAATAACATAATATTGATCTATCTAATCAATTATATCCATCGATTATGTATTGGTATCTTCGAAGCTACTGAATACCTCTGGATACTATCAAAATGAAAAGGCTAATTATCTGCATAGCGGGCGCTTTAATGCTGTCTGGTTGCGCTGGTGTACTTGAGAAACAGAAACCGATTTGCAGCGGCACGGCATATATGGGTGGCCATGAGAATACCGTTATGATTTACGCCGTTCGAAAGCAAAACAACCAGACGCAATACCGGGCCGGATATCCCTTTAACTGGCGCTGGGTAAGTGCGAACACATTCACAAGCACGACATGTAAATAACTCATGATTTTCAATGCAAACCTCGCCTCGGCGGGGTTTTTTATTGCCTGGAGAAAATATGCTTTATAACACTGGAACCATCGCCATTAACGGAAACAGCGCCACCGGCACGGGCACGAACTGGACGGCACCCGCCAGCCAGGTTCGCGCTGGCCAGACGATTATCGTGATGTCTAACCCGGTGCAGCTGTTTCAGATTTCATCCGTGAATAGCGCCACGTCAATGACGGTAACGCCTGCTGCATCACCGGCGCTGAGCGGCAAGAAGTACGGCATTCTGGTATCAGACAATATCTCGGTTGACGGGCTGGCTCAGAGCATTTCCCAGCTCATTAACGAGTACGATGAGAACATTGGGGCATGGGAGGCGTTCGCCAGCACTACAGCCAACCAGATGATCACGGTCACCATCAACGGTGTAAGCATGAGCATCCCCTCCATTGGCAGCATGGCAAAAAAAGGGGTAAATAAAGACATCACCAGTCTGGAAGGGCTGACCACAGCATTGTCTGTAAAGCAGGGCGGTACTGGCGGTACTACCCAGGCCAGCGCACGTGAAGGGCTTGGTTTGAAAAAAGGATTTCCTGTATCCGAATATAATTCGACCAGTGAATCTGTGATTGATAACGTCGTGGCAAAAATGAGGGGATTCAGTCTTGCAACCCTACAGAACATATTGCCAATGACGGGTGAATTCTATGAAATTCCACAAAGTGCGCCCACATTATGGGTGGGAGCAAACGATACGTGGTTTCTCATGAGCGTGCATTATTTTGCCAGGGGCATCCGTGTAATGTCCGGATACGGCACTGCGGGGGTTTCAACAACCCGTCTGTTGCTGGACAATCTGACAACCACTGTTGATGCAAACGGGTTTATAAAAAAAGCCTCACCTGTTGTGCGACTTACCAATGATCACAGAGGCATGCCTGCTGGTTTTCTCGAAGATTTTTCACTTTCTGGCTGTGCCGCGACCAATATGGAGGCGGAAGGCGTTACAGCGGAAAAAATTGCTACTGGCGTATATGAAATACGTGGCGCTGTCGGGCTACACGCTGACGGCTGGACTATTGAAATCCCACAGGATTCAAATGGCAACCCCCTGTGTTTTGTGGAGACGCAATCCACTCAGGGCGGAACCATTATCGTGTCGGTTTTTAAACGTCGCTTTGACAGTGAAACCGCTATGATCGTCGCAGGTGAGCCGATGGATATTCCCGCCGGGCGATGGATAGACCTGCGTCTCGAAATGCCAGAAAGTTCGGTGTTCAACCAGAAACTGAAAGCCGCACAACAAGGTGGTGGTGCTGACAGTAGCCCGAGCTGATGCGCGAATAATCCCTGTTCTGGTGATTGATAGTTATAACCAGTATTGATCTCCCTTCGAATTAAAAATACTGTATGCATACACAGTATAGATTTTAGGGAGGGAGTCATGCCGCGTTACGACGATAAAATCTCAGCTTTCAACAGGTCGATCACCCGCGAGCCGTCTGGCCGCAAGATAGTCCGGACCAGCGCATTCGTGCGCAACCTCGCCGCGCTTAACCACGACATGTCACCCGATGAGGCCAACCGGTGGATCAGACTGAATGCGCGCACGTTCCGTGACGCATCGACGGAAGAGGGCGACGACAAGCTCTGGTTCCAGTTCAATCCGAACGGGGGGCTGTGATATGGGCTTTCCTTCACCGGCAGCTGACTATGTATCAGCGACATTAACCGCCGACAACATTTGCGGCCTGACCTCGAACAGCCTGGTGATTCAGACGTCGGAGGGATTAGCCGTTGTCGACAGGGGGCTGATGGTGCGGCAGGGCGACATACTGCTCACCACCATGGAAGGGCGTAGCTACTTCGGGAAGATTCTCGGACAGGCGTTCATCACGCATGACGGTGATGCGATAGAGGGGGAAAGTCTCGATGAGCTTCAGGTGATCGGCGTCGTCACCCATTTCGTTACCGATACGCGTAACAGACTGGATGACGACTGTCCGGTGATCTGATGGGGCATACGTGGGGCAAAAAATTCAGTAATGGGGCATCAGTGGGGCATTTATTTATGCATGAACTTTACCGAATTACATATGAACTTTTTTATAACGTTATGAATAAGCTAAAGAAAACTCATGCTCTTGGGCGTTCTTTAGTGAATTTTATTCTTCCCGCTCCACGCAGTTAAATTGGCGGGCATACTCTTCAAGGCTGGTGATCCCCAACCGCACCCATTTAGGATGCGACCATTGCGGTAGACCGATGTAAATCAT